GCCGGTGAACCAGCAACCAGATAAGCAAATGTAGTTGCATCGATAACAAGAACTGAACCATCGGTAACATTATAAGGAGACTCACCGGCGCCAATAACGGTAATCTGTGCGCCGTCGAACAATCCATGAGGCGAAGAGGTTACGACTTTTGCAAAGACATCGAATCGATTAATTGAAACAATGCTGTTGGATCCTATTTGCTGCCCAGATTTTTGAATAAATGTCCGGGTAACGCCTGGCACTTCAGCTCTAATCTGTTGATCGATATCGGATGTTGCAAAATGAGAAACGGGATCTCTTATTTTATCGATGTAACGTTGTTTGTATTCGGCGTCTGTTTCCTGGTCTGCTCCACCAGCTAATTGACCGAAATCAACATTGGCGACGTTATCAACACCGGCAATAGGTGAAGCAAGGGAAAGGGGAGCATCTAATAATTGGTTTGTTGCAGCGCCAAAAGGATCATCAGGGTTGACAGGAACCAACGCTTGTAACGGTACGCTGCCGGAGGTGAAATCAGCGGTTATTGTTCCTGTCGCTGGTGACGTTGGTGTTGTTGCAATGGGAAATGTAAACGTTTTTGCACCGGTAACCTGTATTTCCTGAGGGCCGTTATATTCAGTCTCTACGGCATCAACGATAGTTACTTCAACGTTTGATCCAAGTAAGTGATCATCAACAGTGGTGACAGTTACAATTGTGTCTAGTCGGGTAATGCTGGCCACAGACAAGCTTTGCGCGGTAATAGTGGTTGCAGAAGTCGTTGAATACTGAATACCAGATAATTGATAAACTGTTGATATTGGGATTATTGAAGCTGCAACGCCTGTAGATGCAACATTACCAACTGCACCTGTAGCCGCTGTTCTGTCGCTGATGTAAATGGAGCCCCAGCGATCAACAAATTCATCCTCAGCAGTATCAGGCATGTTTAGCTTGATAGCTTCTTTCAACTGGAGAACGTTATCAAATGTTCTATTAGCCCCGGCGACTGGAATAGCTCTTAACCAATTGGCCTCGAGAAAAGCATTAGGCTTGTTTTCATTAGGTACTTTTTCAAGTTCACGCTGAACGTCAGTGAGTGACTTTTGCACCATTTCATCGGCTGATTGCGGTAAATTATCTTCGAAGGCCATTTATTCAGTCTCGGTTATTCCGCTGCGATCCCATAGCGGCAACAATCTTTTGTCTATTTGCCCATCAGGTCTTTCCAATCGAATCAATAAATTTACTGTTCCGTTGGACAATTCGACATCGCTGGTAACGCTTAAAGCATAGTCTTGTTCTACAAGCCACGCCAAAGCTTCGTTCGCTGCTGAAATAATACCATTGATTACGGATCTGGTAAGCCTTGACTGAGAGAATAACCAAAGCTTGGAACCTCGCTCAAAATCTGGAGTGGATTCGTTACCAATCCAACCCCTTCTGAGTTCTGGTCTTTCAACTTCAGAGCTAGAGGCGCGCTTTTCTTCATAAAGCGATGTCAATATAGCAGTATCGAAAAACGATTCAGTTTCAATACCACCATCGGAAGCAATAGTGAAATCCCATGTTTTACCTTTTGGTCTGACTAATATTGCGTCTGTCATATGCTTTTATTAACTCCAGCGCTGGTAATAGTGCCTGTCGCAGTACTTGCACCAGATTGAACACCTGTCACCTGAACAGCATCACCAAGCCTGGCTATTGCGTTACCGCCTACACCTAAATTAGTAACGCTGGCATCAATATTAACACTAGCCGCTTTTAAGTCACAATCACCGGTAACGGTAATGGTCATCTTACCCGCAACAGTCAATGTATCGTCGCCGGTAACGGTGACCGTTTTATCACCACCAACCGTCATGATTTCGTCTTTTTTAATAGTGGTTAATCTGTCGCCACTTTCCCCCTCAGTAACAATCTCGATATCGCCATTAAGCCTGAACACCATGCGGCTTTTTGTTAAAGGATTGAATAAAGCAACTTCACCTCGCTTTAAATTCTTAACTCTGTCCTGTGACCGATCCGGTAATAAAATAATATTGCCGTCATCGCCGCCAATTTGAGCAAATAAACACAGAGAATTTTCTGGGAGATTATACGATAAACCATAAGGCGCCCAGATTTCAGCGTCATCGACATCACCGTTTTTTGCGTACTGCTGGATCCTAACGTCTTGGTCGTCAGTTCCTTCTTTTGTGATATTAGCGCGATCAAATGCCAAATGGACTATCCTTCTTTTTTACTGGTGGTGGTTCTTGTAATGAAACATTATAGGAATTTCTATCAACAAGTGAAAGTTTTGCTAAAGTGCCGCCTGATCTGCTCTGATGAAAGCGTACACTATCGATAAGCATGATCTCATTTAAACCGGCATATTCGTCATTAACAGGGACCAATTTATTGATCTCCCAAATCTTTCCATCCTTTGGCCTGACACCTTGAACGGTAACGGAATAGTCACGGCTTTTGGCGCGTCGTATATTCCCTTCCCATGTTGCCCGGGATTGACACTGTTCAGACGATGAAGCCTTTTCTGCCTTTTTTACCAGCTGTCGATTAAGACCAAAATCAATCATCGTTTGATCTTCTGCGCTACCGACTTGATTAACTGATTCTTCAGGGTTTAGTGAGCCTGCAAAAATACTGGCCGATTCGTTGAGTTGCGATTGAACAAAATATTTATCGTAACGCCTGGATATGTCGTAAGAGGCAGAACCATCGATTATATTTCCGCCGCCACCAAAGAGATTAGTTAAAGTAACCCTCAACTCTTCTATTCCGGTTCGATCGATAACAATATTGCCAGATGCATCGGAGGTCAAAAGCACCTGTCTTTTTAATGCCAGTTTATTGGCGTATTCAAATGCGTTTTCGCCAACGCTTGCCCCAATTTTATCCTCGGTCTGTGAGAAATCGGCAAGGCCTGAAACATTGTTGACGATAGACAGTGTTGATTTAAGCTGAGAAAGAGCTTTTTGAATAGCTGCTTCTAATGAAATATCGGTCAATATCGAGAAAGGGAGTAACGATGAATCAATGAAATTAGCCGCTTTGCTTCGACCTGTCATAATGATGGTATGAGCGTCTTTGGAATAACCCGGTGCCACTGCGAAAATATTACCATCAATAAATAATTCGTTATCAATAACAACCTTTACGGCTTCACCACCAGTAAAAGGAAGCGCTCTATCATTTGGCCTGGCAATAACTATTGTGAAATCTCTGACCAGAGCACCCAGTGAAGCACCACACTCAACTGAAATGAGTCTTTCGTATTGAATACCATCGGCTTCTATAGTGATCATGCGGTCAATATATCAACTTCGCCACTGTAATACGATACGTTGATGTCCTTGTTCAAAGCGATTAAGTCTTCGGTTAATGTGCTTTCACCATAAAAAGCATAGGCAATCAAACTGATAGGCTGGGTATTAACTTCTACCTGGTCAATCCTCCTTGCTGATAATTTTTGATCATTCAAAACCGCTTGAGTGACAACTCTAATATCATCCAGGCTGTTAATGACTTCCAAACTTAAGCTCATGCCACCACCTTTTCAAAAATTGATTCCAGATTATTGGAAACCGAATCTATCTCTTCCACAGTGCCGTATTCAATAAGGCCTGCAGCTTCATAGGCTACAGCTAATGCCGATCCTTGGATAGTCTTGTTCAATGTGCTGTTGTTTAAAGCCCTCTCAGTGAGTCCTGTGGTGGTTTCAACAATAGGTGTGTCATCGTCACCAAAATCAAAAAAACGTCCTGAGACCTCTAATATTTGCTCTGGTTCGTCGTATAAATTGGAAATGTCACCCATCAAATCAGTCATTTGTATACCTAACTCTTCAGGATTGTTAATCAAGAGATTAATATTGGATGAGAAATCATTAACAGCGGCCTTGAAACCGTTAGCCAATCCACCTGAGATAGTTGCAGTAGTCACGTTTTTGATCAACGAAATAACAAAGCCATCCAGTTTGTTTTTAGCAGATTCGAAATTACCGGTCGCTGTGCTGGTTACTTTGAACTTATCTTTTACTTCGGTAGAAAAAGAATCCAAGACCTTCAATTTTTTCTGGCTGATCTCACTACTGGAATTAATAAGCTTTGTTGGGATGCCTTCAGATTCATCCAGTTCAAAAACAAGCGGGATTTCTACCCTTCCCAGGGCACTCATTTTTTCCTCGATGGTGACAGGAAATGCAACAATGTTTTCTATTCGACCATAAAACGGATGAATTAAAGTTCCTTTTCCACCTTCTTCGATCGTTGCAAGCAATCTATCGCGGTCTTGCAAATAATTAGTCCCGCTAATAACGGCAGTCAAGCTATACCCTCGAGGATCTAAACCTTGATCTTCGATAGAATTTTTGTTGCTGTTGATGAACCTGTGGATAATTTGAGCGCGACCAACCCTTGTTTGTGAAACAGTACAAGGAAATGTAACGCCTTTGAACGAGGCTGTATGAAGCTGCTCTATTGTCATCCTGCTAATCCTAGACCGATATTGCCTTGAGCGCCCTGGAAATTACCGTCAGAGCTCACTGATTCGACATTGCCGCCTGAATCTCTAACGACTATCTCACCGCTAACAGTTGCATTTGCGCTTGCTGACGACACAGCAGGGCTTACTGAAGGGGATGCTTCGCCAAGTCCAAGGAATCTTCCACCAAGATCGAACGCTCCACCCAGATCAAATTGACTGAAATCTAGCGTTGCAAATGCAGCTGTTACTTGCCCGACGACTGTTGCTATTCCTTTTAATACAGCAAAAACAGGTTTTACGACAAATAGTATAAGTTTGAATGCAGCGGCAAACGCTAAACCGACAGCACCAGCGGCCGCCGCAAGACCTGTTAGCAATAAACTAAAAAGCTCGATATCGGATTCATCTAGACTGGATAAAAAGCTATTCACTCCACCGGTAAGAAAACCGATCGCGGGAAGTGTCTTGTCAAAAATTCCAGAGGCTAAAAGAGAAAGCTTAACTTTCATCCCTTCCACACCAGAATTAAACGTTGCCATTCTTACCCTAGCTTGTTCGGTCGCAATCCCTGTAGTTTTAAGCTTTTCGTTCAATTCAGTAATTAGTGGGATATTTCTAAGCAATGCGCCTGCAATTTTCTGATGCTCTTCACCGAATAATTTTGATTTTAATTGTGCCTTGGCTGCTGAACCTTCTGTTCTATCAAGCATATCGGCAACTTGAGACATGACGCCATCAACACCGAGCTTTTTGAAATCGAATCCTGCTTTGGTCAGCTTTATGAATATCGCCTGTAGTCCAGTACCGGCTTGGCTGGCAACAAAACCACCTTTCGCAACAACCTGGATTGCTGCGTTTAATTCCGTGAAACTCAAACCGGCGTCGACAGCTGAACCACCAGCGATCAACAAAGCCTCTCCAGTGTTTCTTATTTCCGATGAACCAAATTTGGCACCGGCAGCCAGGATATCAACAAACTTCCCTGCCTGATCAGCTTCAGCTCCGAAAATATTTAATCCCCGGGCAACGGTATTTACCGCCTCTTCCATTTCAATACCAGCAGCGTTTTTCAACAACAGAACTTTCTCTGTGACTTTAGATAATAGTTCTGTGTTTTCAAGTAACTCGGGTTTTGCGGAAGCAACAGATTTGAATGCCAATGCTACATCTGTCGGTAACACGCGGGAACTAATAGCTAATTCCTTAACTTTGCCTTTTAGAAAATCAAAATCCTTACCAACAGCACCGGTTATCGCTGACAAGTCGGCCATTGAATCTTGAAACTTGGCACCCTCCTGGATGATTTTTAACAGACCGAGACCTGCTACAGCCGTCACAGCAAACGTTTTTAATTGAGTTACTAGTTGTGAAGAAGCGCGGGTTGTTAAAGTGGTTTCTTTTCGGTAATCGCGTAACTTTCTTTTAGCAATTATCGCAGCTGCTTTTAATTTACGTAAAGCAGAACCTTTTCTCAATAGGGCGCCGGTTGCCGCCTTTGCCTCTTTATTAATTTTGGCAGTATCGGCAGCAATCTTCTTTGCTTCTTTGGAGTATTTGTTCTTGGCTGTGAAGATCCACGAAACATCGAAAGCCATTTTGTTACCTCGTTCTGTCTACTATGGCTTTTTCTTGTTCAGCGGCTTTGTTTACAATGTTTATTTCAGAAAAAAGCTCATCGAGTGGCAGGTTAATTAATCTTTCTACTGGTGAACCGCCGTTGGTGAACCTAGCGATTTTGTAACAGTTTAGCATTAAATCATCGTAACCCCTTTCTAGAGTTACGAATTGATAAAATTTCCCAGATATTCCCCCGCAAGCTTGTCGAAGTCACCCGGGGTCATATCATCGATGTTGGCGCCGTTTAACTTGTGATCATTTTCACCGTCGATATAAGCAACGCCCGAGGTAAGCAAAGCTTTCATATACAAAGACATTCTAGATGCATCACCTTTATCACAATGCATTCTAAACAACGATAAAAGTGCCTTTCCATCTGCAACTTCAAGCTTTTTTTCTTTTTCTTCCTTTTTATCGGCTTTCTCTGCTTTATCGGCTGCGATTTCCTGTGCTTTTTCAATCTCGGCTTTTTCTTCTTCCGTAAGCCTCATTTGCATATTGGCCATAGAGTGAGAATAAATCTCTCTTATCGGATCAGCTTTATCTAATTGCTTCATTGAGAAAGGAGCGATACGAATAAGTTTGGCTGTTACATCTTCACCATTAAAATGATACTTAAAGCCATCGTCTAAAATAACGTCGACACTCATATTAAACCGCCTGATCAGCTTGGAATTCTATTGGTATTTCACCATCGGCACCGTGGGCGCGCTCTGGATCATCGACAACGGAAGCGTTTTTAAATGTCCTTCGGAATGACTGTTCAACACCGCTAACCGTTTCAATGCCTGTATCAGTTACCGTGTTGGTATTAAGAGCATCCTGCCAACCATCAATCAAACCTTCGTTTTCTACACTTGGAAGCAAAATAAACGATACCATAGCCATGGAGTCTTCGAAATCTTGAGAGAAATCCTGTGTGCGGACATTGCCAACAACAACAGTTCGAACCTTCGATTTGGCTACGCCGCGCTTGTACTTGAAAGAATTAGGCTTAATGGCAACAGGGTTACCGTTTACCGTAATCGTATCATTCGCAATAGACATTTTTACGCTTCCTCTGTTTCAGTTACGCCTGAGCTTTCAACAACATCGAAAACGATTTCAATTACACCGTTAATATTTCGAAGCTGTACGTTGATTGGAGTTTTTACGGACCAGGTAATAGTTCCGGTTTGTAGATTGACTGTAACAACCATGTTTGCAATGAAGAAGTTAAGCGCAAGTTGTCCGGCTTGGGTAAGAACAAATCCAGCCTCGGAAAGAATGGTGAATAACTCGGTTAATTTCGCTTCAAATAATATTTGATTAACCATTGGTCGACCAGCAACAACATCGCCGCCAGTCAGCCTGGATTGAGCATATTCAGATCTCAGGTTGCTATCATAAAACTCTCTAATACCTGTCGAGGTATCAAAAAAGCTTACAAACTTAAATGAATTGTCTGGGTTGCCAGCTGAATCAGTTGTTCTTAGCGTCATTTGCTGACCTAAAACAACTTTATTACCGGCCTTGTTATTTCCCATGACCGACATTCCGGCATCTCTCAGCTGTTTTATCTCCAGCCTAGTCCACCCGATTCCTTGTACTGATGGCAATAAAGCATTCACCGGTGTATTTGCCAAAGGCCTTGAGGCCAAAGCAGGTCCACCGATACCATCTAAACCGGATTCGCCAACGTTCAAGTCAGCGATTGAAGCGCCTACGGTTAATTTAACGCTTCGCAGTGCACCGGCATAACCTGCCAATACATAAGGTAGTTCACCTCGATCATTGCCTTTGATGGTTGCAGTACTAATCAGCTTTGGAGCGTGGTAATTAATGAAAGTATTTTGAGCTCCAGCAACGATTAAGTGATTTGATAATGTGTCTGAAGCGGCAACATGGCCTAAGGCATCCAAAATATCATCAGTAACATTAAATCGATCGTCAACTAGTGTAACTAATTCAGCAAGACTGTTTGACCAACTCCAAACAATAGCCTGGTACCGGGTATCGCCGATGACATCGAATATACCTGTCAGTGTTGGATCTGTAGCACCACCAGTCATAGCTGTTACAGTTTGAGTTATTCCAGCAACGGTATCACCGACTTCTAGATGAATTCCGTTACCCTCTGTTCCATCATTTTCAGCTGTAAGTGCCACGCTACCAGCTGTATTAATACCAGTCACGGGAGCGCGAAGGTTGGCAATAATTGCTGCAACAAGCGCGTCGCCGATAACGGTAGCAGTATCACCGACAGCTACAGCGATTGATAATTTGTTATTTCTCTGGGACCCGGTAATAGCTGTCAATTCACCAGCGGCCGTTGCAGTTCCTGCATAAACAATTGTGCCTGTTGCAGCCGTACCGGTCGCATCATCAAGGAATATGGAATCAACAGCAGTATCAGTATTGGCCCTGCGAATACCACGAACAACAGCGGCACCCATCGAGGTAATACCAGCCAATGTATCAGCGTCGGCTTGAATATTGGTATTTAACGCACCAGAAACAGCAGTACCTGCAGCCGTCTTTTGGCTGGCAACTAGTATCCGTTGTGGTTCGTTACTAACGTTAACAACAGCACCGGTTAAAGATGTTGTAGTTTCGGGGAAGCTTATTTCGGTCATTATGATTCGGCTCCGGAGGGTTTAGGTGATTTGGCTGTCTTTTTCACAACTACTGAAACGCAACCGTCGATATCAGAATCTTTAATTCGGTCTCTCCAATACTTTGAAGTAGGAATACCTTTATTCGCACTGACTTTGATCTTTGTTCCTTTGGGATAGCCAGGAAGATCGACATTGATTTCTAATTCAACATGGCAATCTTTACAAGTCATAATAATCTCACAAGGGTTCTTGGTCTAAATTTATGTCATCCAGCAGCGGTTGTTCGCCCTGATCTGTAGTAATAGTACCAGCAATATCGCGAAATGCCACATTAAAGGGTTCAATTGCCAAATCGCCGCTTGTAATTTCTTCAATTAATTGGAATTCTACGCCGTGAACGTAGAGTGCCCGTGTGTATTCATCGACTCCAGCATTAACAAATCTAGACACATTACCAGAGTCGACATTGTAATTGCTTTTTGGCGCCCATCCTACTAACGAACGGATCACAAATCTAACCATGTCATCCATTGTATCTCTTTGATCAGCTGCAGACGTTGTATCAGTAACTTTTTGAAACATAAAAACATTGTATGGATTTAATATTTGCTGTCTGTTATCCCCAGATACGCCACCTGAATCAACACCGTCATTCAGTGATGATCTTGATCTTGAAGCCGTTATGTCTCCAACGACTATAATAGCAACCAATTCATCACCAGATACATCTGAAGATTCAAAAACTTCTTTTGCTCTTTCTGGGGTAATTGCTGAATAAATCCTCAATCCTAAAACAACTGATGCAGTATCGACGTTAGCTGGTTCGGTTAAAGCTAAAGTTAAATCATATGTAAATGATGTGGCACTGGGAACGCCGGTCAGTGTTAGTTTTCCGTTGTAGCCAAATGGTGAGCCCGGATTAACTAAAACAGGGCTGCCGGTTGACGACGTAGGACCAGAATCAGCAACTTGAAATGTAAACTTTTTACGATTTAATACTTTTCCGGTTAACTTGAAATCAAATGTGCCATTAAATTCTGATTCAGTTGCACCGTCGATTGTAATGGTATCAAAGAAGTTTTCTGTTAAATCGTGATTTGTAGATGTGATAACTGTTGCTGTTGTGCCTACGCGCGTAATTGACGTTATCACTACAGGAGCAAATGCACCGATAACATAAACAAGATCACCGACACTTTTACCATGCGCGGCCGATGTGGTCGCTGTGGCTGTAGTACCTGAAGGAATAATCGAAACGAGCGATACTTCCCGGGTAAACCGGTTGGTTAATTGGGGTAATTCGTCTTGTAATCTGCTCTCGATATCTCTGGCTTTCATGGCAGTTTGGTTAATTCTCTTTCAATGTTTTTTGAAAAGTCATTATGCGCATTACGTTGGGTTGCTCTCACAGTGTTTCTTAATCCTGGTCTTGCTGACATTCGACCGGTACCGCTTTCTAGAAATTTAGCGTAATCAGCACCCTTGCCTGATCTTATACCCCATTCTAGCTGATCTGAACCAAAAAGTTGATAACCTCTTGCTCTGCGCATTGTACCAGTTCGGTTTGCCGGTGTTTGGCCTGGTGCTGATGATTTATGCCTTCGACGTGTACCGCCTCGGATTCGACGGACGTAAACACGACCGCGCTTATTTTTTGCAAGCATTTGTTTAGATAGTTCGGTGTTTAGATCGTCGCCAAGTTCAAAGAATCCCTGTCTTAAACCTCTTTCTGTTCTCTTTTCCAATTCTTCGATGGCAATAAAAGCCTTTTTGTTTCTAGGTCCAGGTTTAAGCACTGGCAGCCTTCCGATCTTTGGATCCCTTCTCTACGCATAGCAATTGTAAAAACTCGTCGAGCTCTTCAAAGTTTTGCTGGCTTAGAATCGAATAACGCTTTTCCTTGAAAAGTATCCAATTCTCACCAGTTATAGCATCGTCAGGAAACCGGATAGTAAACCTGTGAGTTACTTCGATATCGCCGCCATTGACCTCATCGACAACAAAAATACCTTTAACTGTTTCCAGCATCGACCATGGAGAAAGGAAAGTGGTGAATTCTTCAAGCTCGGTATCGTTGTCAAAACCATCATCAAGCGAACGATTCTGTATATCGATGATTTTATCAAGGTCGCCGATACAAATCTGTCTATGCTTTCGCCTGATCTTTACACACTTAGGCATTCAAATATCCTCGTGCCAACTTATAGGTTTTCCATCAATTATCGAAAATAACTCAGCTCCATCTTTTGATTCAGCATCCGGCAATATATTAGTAAATGGTTCACATTCGGTACGATATATTAATACCAATTCACCTGATTCTGGATCATCTACATAGAATTCTGCGTACTGAGTCACTTACAAATCCTCTTGCCAAATAATTGAAGTACTGACTGACGATGGTGAGCCTGTTGTAATCTGACTGCTGATAGTTAGTACTTCACCAGGCAATATCAGTGATGCCAGTTCTTCCAAGTTTACAACAACACCAGAAGAAGAGGGAACAATAAAGCTCGCCACTAGTTTTCCACCTGTGACAGTACCGGGATCATCAGCTATTTCTACAACAGAATTACTTTTGTCGATATATTGGAAATCAAGATCACCTGTTATCGAGGCGCCAACAGTTACTTCTATTATGGCAGCTTTTACTGAATCAGTAGCGGCTGTAAGGCTTAATCCGAAAACTTCTGCCCTGTTGCGACGTGTGCCAAAGGCTATTCGGTTTCTAATCGTTAAAATATTAACAAATGATCCGACGGGAACGCTTGCGTTTGTATTCTCTGCAGCGCGCGGTGATTCTGTGCGTAGCATTATTCCTTCAATAAAACCTGATGCTGAACCGCCTTTGACCTCAATATTCGTCGTATTCCCAGCATTGGCCGAAGCCCATCCAACCCTAAAAGTAGGGTTTGTTACTGAAGTCGTTAGTGAAGTATTGGCAAATTTGATTCGGTGAACGAGTACAAGTTGAGCTGTTTTAGCATCTTCAACGTAAAATTCTATACCACCAAAGCCGAGGTATTGCATTTGTATCTGATAAACATTCCCCACTAGCGGATCCAGATTAACTTCAGGATCTGCGCTTATTCGTGTATCGACATTCCATGTTGGCTGGGGTATAAATTCAGCTGTTGGCGCAAGTCCTGCCTCTACCTGTACCCAAGCCGCGACAGCTGTTGAGCTACTGAAGGCAAACGAAAGATTGTCGCCGAATACAACCGATCTCGCTACAACTTGGTCATCATTAGATGTAAAATCATAATTTGCGACTTGCGCGTTGAGTGATTCCGCAATCTCAAAGGCGTTATGTTGAACGGTTCCCACCGTTAAAGGCACAGTGAACGGTGTACCATCGACCGTCACCGTCGCATTTTCAGATCCACCAGCGGGTGTCGTAATTGTTAGTTCTTCTATCTCCGACTCGCCGCCGTGTTGATAAAGAATGCCAAAATTTTCACCGACAAAACCAAATGTCAGGTTATCCGTGTTGATTATCAGACCCGCAACTTGAGTATTATCAACAACCGGAGTATCAAAAATGGACGTGAATCTTGCTATAAGCCCCTGTCCAGCTCGATAAGCTACTTGTCTACGTGTGAGCAAAAACGCAGATCCTGCAGCATCAGTGCCGCTGGACGTCACAAATAAAGAGTTCTCAGCCTTTGTTGTGCCACCACTGAATAAAAAGCTTTCTGTTTTGTCCAGTAGACCATAGGCCGCTGTAATTTGTGCGATAGGGAAGGGTGCTGCAATGGTTACTTCGCCAAAAGACGACAATGGACCGACGATATTAACCGAGCTTTCACCACCACCACCGGTAGAGAAAGTATCACCAGGGCTTACCGTAACCGTACCAATGCAATTAATTGTTCTTACGAATACATTATTGCCCGGGGCAATAGAATAGGTGATTTGGTCGTTAGCGTGTAAAAGGTGGCCTTCTTTCGATGCTGTAGAAGGCTTAACCAATGCTTCCACATAACGGGCATCACAAACAGACGTATTAGTAATAAAAGCCGTTGGTGAGGATGAGGATATATCAGTCCAATCGTCCTGATTGACCGCTATGATTGATGTATCAGAAAAGCTAACCGCAGAGGATAGAACGGCGGCAATGAATAAGTTAAATCTATTTAAAATTCTCATATTTTAATTTCCATTTGTTAGGCACAATTGAAATATGGGCTATTTTTGGAATAAGTACAAGTACATGTCAATTGAAGTGCGCTGTGAAGTGTTTTATAGGTTTTCGATTCGGTTTTGTAGATAGATCAACCTGGCTGTATGTGGTAAAAACAAACCTTGCTTATCACCTAACTCGCCGCAATCGCCTCTATTGGCAAACATTTCAGCGACGTGTTGAAATACCCCTTCAGCTATCCATGGTGGCATATCACTATCGGCATCACCGAAACCAGCCTTAAACGTGATCACTACAGATTGTAAGCGTCGATCGGCATTCGTTGGCCATTCGTTGGAATCAAACGTTAAAACCTCTGAGTAATCTTCTTCGATTGTATTATAAAAAATCGATGAATCGACCAGGGTTAAAACATTACTTACTAGGTATTGGATTTTTTCAATGGTTTGAAGAGGTGAGCGCCTTATTTCAAACCCGAGATTACCACCGTTGAATGAAAAGTTTCCAAATGATGGATTGTCGCCGAATTGATAATAGCCTTCGGACACCCCGGGAAAGAAATCTCTGAATGTTTCGTACGTCCGAGTAATGAAATCTCTGCGTGTGAATTTTTCAGCATAATCTATAGCTGAATTCATATAAATCGAAATCAATGTATCTTGATTTGTACCAGAAACTTTAAGGTGTGTTTTTAGTGCAGTGAGTGATACCGCGCTTTTAGCAGGGCCTACCGTAACCTTATACGTGTAAGCCCGATGTTGTGCTGGAGCGATTCTCATTAGGAAGGCAGTATCTCAAAAGTAACTACACCGTTTGAAGCGACAGTACTATTACCGTCCTTGATGATCTCAATGGCTTCGTTTGCTGCAACCACATTCAGCGCAGACGGAGTAGACTGATCTACGGTACCAGGCAGGGATCCCGAAAACGCAATGGTGATCGCCGCATCTGTAACCGCATTCCCGCCAATCTCGAAAGTCAGTCCAGCATTCGCTGTGGTGATAGTCGTATCAATGACGTTACTGATCTTTTGGATGGTACCAGCAATACCAGGGACAACCCAAACACTACCAGATGACGATATATCACCGATAGCAACAGTAGCTAGTTTTGTTTTCAAGTCGGCGCCGGCAGGTGTTTTAACAGTTCCGCCTAGAACTAGTGGATTATCAGTGCTTCCGCCTGCTGGCTGTTCAAATCTATTGTCTACATTTTCGCCTGACATAATAGTTCCTGTTGAATTAAAAATTCATTAATGAATAAGTTTACTTCGAATTCTTTTGCTTATTTCCTTTCTTGCCCTGTTCTTTGTCGTCTACGTCCAGACCTTTCTCTTTCGATTCAGGTTCAACGACTTTGTTTTCTACGGTGTCTGCAACAGAGTCTGCTAAATGTCCGTGTTCGTTGGCGATAATAGATAATGCCATTGAATCAGTAACTTCAATTTCCTCACCCTCAACAAGATTAACATGATCCAAGTGTGGTGCGCCGTCATGCGCATAGGGGATTGTTTTAGTAGCTTTGATACGCTTCATAGGAGTGTCCTTTAAATTAAACCAGGGGCCGTTAAGCCCCGTATATCAATGGTTTAAATTTAGCTAGTTGGCATATTCTCGGCAACTTGCGTAGCAATAACATTTGCTGTTGCACCAGAAGTCGTACCAGTCGATACAATGCTGGCACGAACAAACTTCTTGTTGCTGATAACACCGACAGTCAGTAGGTCTGCGCCTTCGACCGATGCAGCTGCAACCACAGGAAGCGAGCCAATCAATTGATCACCAGAAATAACACTTGAACTACCAAAACCAATAACATCGTCTTCTTCAAGCAGCAATGTATAGCTACCATCGGTAAATGCAGTGATATCAAGGGCAAACATTAGACCAAGCTCAAAATCAGCTGTATCCAAAACGGCGCCATTGGTAGTGGTGTCGGATGAAATAATCGCTGTCAAAGCGACTGTTTGTTTTACATTGCTGCGAATATCTTTAACAGCCATGATCTTTTCCTCATTTAGCGGGGCCGAAACCCCTTAAAATAATAACCTAAAATTAGGCTGCTAGTTTCTGGACCTTAATTGACTCATAGGAAGTCGGAGCACCACCAGTTCTTTTTGTAGTGTAGAATTTTATGAAAGGTTTAGCTGTCACTTCATCACGAATTACGCGGAAGCCGATGCGGTCAACAATGGTATAACCAATGCCGAAATCACCGTAAGCCATTGCCAAAGCATTTGCACCGATAGCCGCCATATCATCCATGAACATAACGCGCTTGCCCAGAAGGGTAAGCTCATCACCGATCTTAAGTGAACGAGGCTCAAGCAAGTAAGCGCCGTTACCATCCTTCAGAGTGATAATTTGCTGCCAAGATGCTCGCTTGATAGTGAATACTGCATTGGCCTGGTATACCTCTATCAGAGAATTCTGAAGCTCTTTAACACCGTCTCCAGTAAACGCACCAGCAGAACCAGAGTTGATTTGCTCTATAGCATTTCGCTCATAAACACCAGGAGCAGCCCAGGCTGGTAATGCCAAGAACCCTTTGGGTTTCTGGCTACCGTCACCAACAACAAAAGCGGTATTTTCAACGCGCGTCATCTTGTTAGTTACTTTGCCACTCAACCAGGATTCAATATCGAAACCGGCATCATCGAGCATTTTTTGCGTAGCTTTAGGCTGTGCAAATTGCTCATGAGCTGGAATGGTCAATAGTCCGATTTCTGGGGTATCAGTGTCACCGCGAGATGAAGTCTCACCAACCCAACCACCACTAGTAGCTTCGTCGTCATCAATCAAAAATTCTAATGAATCAGAACTGGTTGTTTCGATGTTGGCAATACTACGAACTGGAGAAGTTTCAAAAATGCGCTGAAGCATAGTTGCTGAACGCTCTGGACGTATGAAATAACCGCCTTGGGGATTGTTGCCTGCAATAAGTGTTTTAATCTCATTCTCACGAACGTGATCCTCAACGCCAAACAAGCCATCTTTCAGCTGAAGCTCGATAATGCCTTTTACAACATCATCATCCAGTGGTCGACCAGTACGCATATAACGTGACATTTGATCACCGGCTTTCTGAGATAGTTCTTTCTGTTCGTCGCCGCCTTCGCCGCCACCTAAACGAGAAACCATCTTCTCGATGTACTCAGATGTTTTTTCAGCAGCTTCGAATTTAAGCGTAAGAGCCTGCATTTCCTCAGCAGATTTGGCAGAAGCTTCTGCGGCTTTTTCAATAGCAGCTTTTACAATCACGTCGACTTCACCAGACTTATCGACAGCTTCTTGAGCCATTTTTTGAGCTTCGGTCGCAGACTCCAGGACTTTGCCCATCTTTTCATTTATTTCTGTAATCTCTTTAACTTCCATGGGAACTCACCTTGTGGGTAATTTTTGATAATGCGGACGCTTTTAAGTGATTGTCCATTGAATCGGACATACTAGAAAGCATTGATTCGAAATCGCTATCATCATCACCAGCAGGCTCGCCCTGTTCCGTGAAGTCTTTTACGATCAATTGTGCTGCATCTTTTGAAAAAGCGCCTGACTCTCTCAGTGCCTTTTCGAGATCTCGTTTCGTGAAGGTTTTAATATCCTCCACGTTGTAAAAAGTTTCGTCGTTCTTGAACCCGGATACTCTGGCCATAGTATTTGCGGGGAAAGTCACCAATGACACCTCGAGCAAATCAACCTTTTTGAGTAAACGAATTCCTTCATCGGTAAATTCACGCTCAACAATTCTAAATCCGATGGACATAGAGCGAATAGAGCCGACTTTGATTTGAGGGATAACACGACCTGAAACGAACGTATCAGCTTTGGGTAATTTTGCTTTCAGGAATAAACCGTCTTCCGTCTCCCTGATTTCTTCTGGCATGCCAAGAGGTCTGTGTGAATCATGCTGCCAAAGAACAATAGGTGTTTTAGTTTCAAGGGATTCTTTAAACGCACCGCGAACAACAATGTCATCCACTAAATCTATATTGCCAAAGGTACTGGCCAGGCCTTCAAAGCGGAAAAACTCGTCGTCAAGATCATGAATCGACTTCACCTCAAAGGCAACATCAATGAAATGCACTTCTTTCGTGTCTAGATCTTTGCGCTTTGGTTTCATTTTTAATTCCTGAGTTTTGGCAATTATTGACCCGAAAGTATAAATTTGCAAGTTTGATTGTTACTCGATTACTAGCAAAACGGAACAACGACAGTTAATAATATTAGATGCGCTCCCATTTGGGTCACCTGGAAACCTTAAAAACTCTCCTTGCACTATGAATCCACCGTCTACTTTTTCAGTAAAATCAACGACTACATGCGATACTCTGACTACTTCATCACCGACAGTTACCCATATTTCAATTTCAACGATTTGTGCAATGTTAGCTGTAACAGCAGGGAAACCGTTTCTAGCAGAAAAGAATAAATCTCTCTCAATACTCTTAACGCCTTCAGCAATTTTTTGTGTAAAGGTAGCAGCTATTGTCGGTGACCTGCCAAAACCTCTGTTCCTGAAATCCTTTGAGGCTATCCTGGCGACTTCAGCATTGGTTGGCACTTTGCCATCTTCGATTATAGTGGCCCGGGCAGATGCAACGGCCGCGTCCATTTCATTTTGGTTGGTTCGAGTGATAAAAGCGGTGTCTCGAGTAACCTGATCGGCTATAAATTCCTGATCTTTTACGCGGACATCGTTTCTAAGTTTGGCAAGAATGTCTGCAACAGTTAATCCAGATACAGCAGCAATGATAGCAAGTTCTTCAATAATAGATTCGTCTTCATCCGCTTCATCCAAGAAATCAACGACTTGACCGCTAAACGCTGCTCCTGTGCGCCTGCCTTGCTTGGATAGAATTCCACGTAGATCATCGGTGTAAGCTGTGGCCTGTGGCGCATTGCCTGTCTCTGATACGAAGGCAAACATATCTGCCGACATATTCCGGAATAATTCTCTTAATTCGATTATCTGTCGGCGTTCGAGTTTTAGCTTTTGTGCCAGGTCATTGGCAGCGGCTAATCGGAGTTCTTCATCGGTGGTGTTTAGGGGCATTAGGTTAAACCCCGTTCCTCACATATGGATTGTATAACCTCATCAGAATAAACACGGTCACCATCAAGAGTTTTAACCTCAGTCATTAACTCTCTAAATTTACTCGCCGTTGGCTTTGGTAGATTGTCATCGGTGAAACCGTCACTACCAACAGGAATCAGTGTCGCAGGTCTCATTATCACATCACCACCGGATGCAAGTGCTTCATCGCCAATGAGAGTTCGTATCTCATCGATGGTATTAACATTAATCTTGTTCTGTCGATCGGCGTTTTCAATGATGCGAACCCGAAGCGCTGTTATATCGCCTTCGTTGAACCTGAACTCTAAATCCTCACTGTCGGGATATCGTTTCAAGATAAACCGGGTTAATTCGTCATACAGATAATTCGTTAACGGAATAACCGCATTGTCGAATAGCTGCAGCATTGACGTTTCCATATTGCTTAGCGTCATGGATTTGTCGAGCAATAGCGGCAGAGGAATACCGTAAACCGTTGATACTCTTGATAACATGGCTTCCTGAAGGTCTTTGAATTCCATATCTCGGTTTGTTTGAGACATGGCTGTAACTTCCATGCCATCGAGTACAGGTGTGCCACCAACGTTCATATCACCGGAATATTTCTGCGCTTCTTCCTGGATCCTTGACCACTGTTTTTCTGAGAGCTCTTGCTCCCGTTTATTAACCCATGCCATTGATATGCGGGATCCGCGTTTCAGCATAGACCAGTTGGTATTATTGCCGCTTAAGTATTGCTGTATCTCGAGAAAGGTTGGCTTTGCTCGGCTCATGCCCCAGAAATTAGTGGCTGATCTGAGTGGATTGAACTGCCTGGTGTGCCAAAGCTCTTTTCCTTCGTCACCATAGAATCGAATAGTTCCGTTAACATCTTCAGAGACAAATTTAGCAGCACCGTGGCCTTGCTGTGAAAAAGTAATCGAATCAGGTACGTGAAGTAGTCCAAATCTTCGGCCTGTTGAAAATGTAATGCTATGAGGCGGTATGGTAGCGACTTCAAGAGGCGGGTTCTCAACTCGACCACCAGCAAATAAAAATGAATCACCAGTGATATCAAAGTAGCTCGAATACTGGTATAAAAATTCTGTACCGGTGACATCGGCGTTAGGATTTTCCAGTAATTTTAATACTGGATGGTCATCAATAAATTCATTCTTTGATTTATCCCATACTCGAATTGGTATCTGGGCAAAGTTACGGGCCCGCATATCGACCGCATTGAAAAACGGCATTGCATCCATGTACATTTTGATAGCGACGATGTTTGCCAGGTCATTATTCCCACCATTGGAAAGAAATTCATGAAAAGACGTAATCGGAAAGGATGATTTATACTCGATGGGAGTAGGGTTTGCTTTAGTTTCTCGGGGATCAAGCAGCATTTCAGAAGCTCTATATAATTGTAAGTAGTATTGTTACCACCGAAGACATCAACGCAGAAGCCCACTGAAAGCACGTTGCAGCCATTTTGAAACGATTTGCTAATGTGTCGTTTTTGACGCTGCATGCATTTAAAAACATCGTTGCCATAAACAAATAACCCATTAGACAAAACACGCCAATAACGCTGGATATTTGCAACAATAGCACATAAATAGATTGTGCGTGAAATACCGACACGATAAGCCCGGTGAATATTGCTATTGAAATTATTTTTGTTAACAAAATATCGTATTGAATTTGTGTGTTTTCTGTTGTCATTTTAACCTCTTATATAACTACAACTCTGACTTCTCTTCCTAGCTTAACAGGCGCGTAATTAATCATAACCGAGTCTGCCAAATTTGGCGACAAGGATCCGTCTGGTTGTTTGTTAACTAGTATTTTACCGTTTTTTAGTGAATAGGTCGGTTGCGATAATTCAGTACATAGCTTCTGAAGTTCTGCCAAATTCTCATCAATTGATATAATTTTATCAATATCGTACGGTTTACCCTGTAGTGCTCGCCAAGTATTCTGGAATAGAATCCTCAGCCACCACCATCCCTGGGCCTTGTGATTGTAAAAATAGTCTTTATTTTTTCGACCCTTCACCATTTCTTTCTTTGGATCCACCACCTCACCTGATGCCCTAAATGATGCGACCGCTATTTGTTTTTGATCTTCTTCTTTACGCCTTTCATTGATAACTCTCGCGTCACCACGGACACCGGCGCCAAGACCATCTGACTCGTAATAAAATAAATCGTAATCTTCGGTGTCACATATCACGAATACCTTTTCTACCGATTCAAAAATATCCTCTGTTGCATCCTTGCCGCTCCACGATTCTAGAAATTCCAGTAAAAAACCATATCTACCTGAGAAGGCGTTTTTATCTTTACCCCTATCGGCAACATCCATTGCCCCTTGCCTTGTCCCTGTTGGCTCAATACCGAGCTTTTTATGTGCACCAATAGCAGCCTGTACCCATTTGCTGGGGATAATGATTCCTTCTTTTGATGCCTGGAAATCCATGTCTATTTCTTGGGCTATCGTAACCGGGTCGAGTTCTTCTACCTGTTTGTCATACCAGGCTTGGTCTTTTCTGGGATCCTCGCGCCAATGGAATGGGAAAGAGCGTATTTTTCCACCAATAACTTTTGTATAAAAAGGATTATCAGTGCCATTCACAGTTGATACGTCGATGCGGCAATTAGTAGTTTGTGATAACGATGCTTCGATTAAGTGAGGTCTTTCAAGATGAGAGCTTTCATCAATAAAATAAATAGAAGTCCTGTCACCGCGGCCTATATTATCCCCTGCCTCACCAGTTAAATATGAACCGGTATCAGGTATGTTGATTCGCATATGTGGTGCATGTCGCTTTTCATCGAAACCACCACGAAACTCAACAGGAAGGAATTTCAAGAACATTCTGGCTTTATAAAACAATGACTTGGGAAATCCTATCTTATCCACATATTCGGCTGTACGACTCCCAAAACCAGCAACAAACCCATCATTAAGAAGCGCAATAGAACATGCAGCACCGATACATAACCAGCTCAAACCCATTTCTCGAGACTTTGGCACGACAAGAGGTAGATTGTTCTGCCAACAATAAATTAACTCTTCGATGAATTCGATTTGTCGTTGAAAAAGTATGAACGGGAGGATTGAAGGGTATTTAGTATTAGCGTTTCTAGGGTCATAAGTCATGCCCCAATCAGTGATGAATTGCGCTATATTTTCTTTGTAATAGAATTTTAAGTGACCAAGTTGTTCAGGGTTGGCCCTAAGCCATGTTAACCGCCTGGCCCTTTCCTCGAATACAGCTGGGTAATCTGGGTTCTTGAAATCGAAATCATTCATTATTGCCGTTCAACATTGCCTGGTATGCCTTACCAGATTCTTTCGGATCGCTTGTTACTTTCATTTCCATACTTGCGCCATCGCCCGGGGTAAGTTCTATATTAGCTTGTATTTTGGCATGGTTGCCATTCATTAAATTGACTTCTTTTATTGCTGATACGACAGCTGAAAGGTTTTGTGCAGATTTATTTCCATGCTTATCTTTTTTGTCAGACAGTCCTTTTTTCATCACCTTAGAGAGAGTTTTTTGTAGGTCATTGGTGGTCAAAGCAAACTTTTTCTCAGCTGCTTTCTTGGCTGCCAGCTGCAAGGCTTCAATTCTCAACTGAATCTCAACTGTTTTATGAATTGCTGAGGCTTTAGTATTTACACCTGCTGGCTTTAATTTGGAATCAGGAAATGCGACCATAAAAGCTTTTGACATATCCCCATAGAGAATAAAGTTCTTAGCGTATTTATTGGCCTGTGTGATTGTTGGATTCTGCTGGCTCATTACTTCATAGCCCTTATTGTTTTCATACGATTGTCGCTCCAATCCCGCTTTTTTGTGGTGGGCATGCTGGGGGAGGTGGTCTTTTGGGCATGTAACACCCGCTAATGGCCATTTTATGCGCGTCTTGTTTGGTTGGTGCACATGATTCACAAATATAATTCCAGTGGCCTTTACCTCCACAGAATGGACCGGCTAGAAACCGCCAACCATCTTCACGCCTGAATTCTTTATGGCAATTACAACATTCATCCCACTGAAACCAATTGAATCGTTTGTATATGCCTTGTTCATATTTTGGCTGGATATCACGTTTCATTTCTTGATCACTCTACAATAGCCTTTACCATTTGGGGTTTTTTCTGCCTTAGGTACAAATGGATATTCTGAATCAGAACCAAGAATAAAGTCATAGTCTTGTTCCCATCCCATACACTCAGAAGCAACACACTTACCACCGACAATAGGGCAAAACATCTTTTTGGCTTCTTCTTCGGTGACTATCACAATGATTCAAATTTCAGCTCAAAATGACCAGAAAAACCTATCTGCTTTGCTGTTTCTTGTGCGAATGTGTGTACCTGGTCCATAGTTACTATCTTGCTGTTCATTTGTTTTACACATTCTAGCTTTTCTTTTGACGCCGGAGTTTTTATCATCCTGTAACCCTGATATCTATTTCTGACTGCATTTTCTATGTACTGTTCGTTCGATATTGATGGCATGCTTGTCTCCTAATAATAAGGCAAATAATTTATTGCAATTCCTTGACAATTATAAGCTCACTTTCGACACCGTTTATCATGCCTTTCCATTTTCCTTCGCCGATGTATTTAGCACCAGTCACTATGTAACGACCTTCTTCAAATTCATGGCTTGGCGTTGTTTTAACTCTTGGCATGGCAGGAGGAATTCTACTCTCATTTTTCTTACCGCAATCCTGACAAGTGCCGGCGCCGAGAAAATCATGTTTAAAACCGCTGTCGTATTTCATGCGACAATGAATACCCCTGGAACAGAACAAAGCTTTTCGTACTACTCTGGCAAATTCCCTACATGCTTTGGTAAGGTTTTCAGCGGCTTGCTGTGTGGTTTTCATTCTGACTTCCCAAGGTATTTACGATTAATGCCGAATATTTCAACGATTGCTTCAAGTCTAGCCTTTCGAATTTGATCTAATTCCAATTGGTTTGCGTGCCTTTCACTTGGCATGTTTACTTTTGATGGATCAAACATAACGATTCGTGGCTGTCTTTCTGGCCTTTTGAATAGCTTGATCATCAAAAAATCTCCGTCAAAACAATAATTATTACTGACAAGGGAAACAGTGAAAACAATATGCACATCGTTATCAATTCAGGTTTATGCCAAACATCGTGATTGAATTCTGACTTCGGAGCGCTATAACCGCAAGCGCCACACACTAACCGGCCTTCAGGTGGTGTTGGTGGCTCTGGTGGTATGCGATTATTCATTACAAACCCTCTATAACTTTTTGATATTTATTTATTTTTTCTTGGAGTCTGATTTTCAATGCTTTTTTTGCGGCTTCTTCTGTCTGGGCATAAAAATAGAATTCACTATCACCGCCATATGACCACCATTCACGACTAAATAAAACAGATGCACCGTTGTTTTCCAATATCGAAGACTTTACATCTATACGATGGTCAGAATCCATTGCTATCCAAATAGTGATTTTATTCAATATCAATCCCCTTATGCTTACGGACAAACACCGCATCTTCGATTGATTTTCTACCGCGTTCAGTATTCCAGCGATCCCTCAATGTTGGCATTGGTGTTTTCTCGAGACGTGAAAATTCTGCCCGGGTAATACCAAGTTCCTTTTGTAGGTAACTAGACAACGATTGAGGGAGCGCTTTATTCATTACTTTTTAGCCGCCTTCTTTATGGCCGCTTTCTTTTTGGGTTTGTCGGCAATGGCGCCTTCTGTCCACCAGGACTCAACCTGTCGGCCGTCTGCAGCTTTGTATCGGATATAGTATGAATTATCGGCTGTAGTGTACTGAGCCCTGCCAACAACTTTACCAGTTTCGCCGCTTTCAGAAAGGGTAACTCTTGAATTTAATCGATGTGTGAAACTCATAATAATGATCTCGTTTGATTAAAAGAGATCTAAATATGGACGTAATGTCGTACAATGTCAACTTTTAGGGTGAGCCGTCAAGAGGCCTTGTATAAACTCTTACATCTTCTCGCCAATTGCCAATCGCATTAACGCTGGAAGATTCAACTGTGGTTTCAACCACGTCGCCATCTACTATCTGAAGTGCGGCATCGAAAGATGCGTAGTAGATTCCATTTGTTGTGGCAATATAAGGCACGTTTAATGGCCAAACATCTGGAAGAACATTTATCCCATCTTTTTTTAAGGTCACTTGCACAGTGGCAACGTTATCGAAATTCAAGACACCTTTTTCATCTTCAAACTGAAGCCCATTGACTCTAATGGCGTTCGTGTTTAATTCTAAAAACTGATTAGACATTTAACATATCTCCACATCACCAGAAGCTACAGGTTTAATTTGAACCGGTCCTCTGGCAACGGCAAAAATCGATAATCCATTAACCAGACAATGCCTGATAATGACAGGTGGCACAATAGATTCAACAAATAGCGGTTCGATTAATTGTAGTATACGTATTTGCGGTTCTAAAATGTTTGCCTTTTTCAGCAAAAACGCTGTGAGTGGCTGCTCTGGTGTCGGTGGCGTTGCAGGCCACAGGTTAAACTCTTGAACTTCTTGATGCTTGCGCCTAAACCATACCTTATTGGCTTTTGCTAATGCAGATCCCGGATAGAATCCTGATAAAAATGCAGGATCAAAAGGATATTCATTTAATTCTGGATCTTCCTGCCTGGTTATATCAAAGCTTGATTGGTTAGCTGGCTTCAACAGCCAGGCTGGCATAAAGGCAGATGCGTCAACAGGCGTAACCGGATATTCATTCAGTTCAGGTGTTTCTTGTTTGTTTATATCAAATTCTACCTGATTGGCAGCTTTAGACAACCATGCAGGAAGGAATGTCGATGAATCAACAAAGACTGGATATTCATCTAATTGAGTCGGATCTAATCGACGTGTATCGAAATTAGATCTATTTTCTTTCTGATTGAACCAAGCAGGTAGGAATGTGGATGAATCTACGGGGGCAGACGGAAAGACGTTAAGCTCTACATCCAGAACGTTCCGTTTTAATGGATCACGACGAATCGCTATCTTTTCCAGATAGCTAGGGTAAGGAACAGCAACAGCCGGCGCCTGTTCAGCCCACGGTATAGATGTCGGGGTCTTTAATCGCCTACTCTCGACCCTGTAGACGACAAAGGACATATTAGCCGCCTATTTCGCGCAATGTACAACCATAACTGAAATTCATGCTCGCGCTGGGGGCTACGTCCAAGTTCATCCCTACCAAGGCCGAAGGAGAAATCGCAATAATTTCATCGTCATTAGCTGGCGTCCATAAATAACCAGACAGAACATTGAAACCGTTCTCAAGAATCTCGGTTCCAGCGGTATAAGTGGGTTCTACTGTAGAGTTAGTCTCTACCACGCCACCAAAGGCCGCATCGCCAGCTTGCAATGGTTCGGGCACTGTGGCGGTCCCGGTGCCAGTCGTAGTGATACGCTGGGTTTTTGTCCCCAGGTTTTCGGAAGTATCGAATGAGGTTTGATTAATCCACAAACGCTCAACAAGCGTCACTGAATCAGCTGCGCTCGCGATTTCGATAAGTGTTTTGGCGGCTGTCTGTGCTTGTGAGCCGACGGATACTGTATATAAACGACCGATCATTGGTTTTTCCTCAATTGGTAATCATCAACATCATCGGCTTTGCGTAATAATGCACCACCGACCTTTAAAGCATGTTCAGGCAACAAATCTAAATCTGACCCGTTGATTGACATTATAACAAATTCTCCGGGAAGCGCACGCCCTGCTAATTTTACAAGAGAAAAGCCAGCTCTATGCGCAGCTGGGGTAGTGAAGCTAACCATCTTATCCGCTATCAATATTAGCACACTATCCCGATCTGCCCTCACTCGTATTTGATGAATGGCGCAAGACCATATACCGCGTTTTAAGGCTATTTTAATGGAATCTTCCACTGTGTCTCACTATTCGTTGAGTTTCTATTAAAGGGAAATTTAAAACAGCTGGGGTTACTGTGAATGTCGGTGTCGCTATTATATCAGAAGTCCCCGTAACTAACGCTGTATTGGGAATTGTAGCTGTAATTGTCTCTGTAGCGGTAATATCATAGCTGGCTGATGCTGTCAGTGTGATTGTTACCACTGTAGAAGACGTTCTTACTACCGCCGTTACTACCTCGTTATCCCTTACCTCGTTGTTCCAACCAAATGTTTCAGATTGAGCGCTGTCTAATCCGTCAATAATATTCTGTCGTTGAGCGTTAAATGTCGCCCCGGCTGCTACCCATGTATCATCCGTGAGAGTCAGGATTAGTGTTCTTCCACCGCTGACTATTTGGGCTTCGGTAGAAGTAGGAACTAGTGTTCCTGTGGCTCCAGCTGTACCGCCATCCTCAACTAAAGAACTAAAACGACCGCTACCGAACGGCCTTAAACCGAATCGCCCCTGACCTGTAGCCATTTACCACCCCGGACCGGTTACAGCGTCGTAATCTAGAATAAACTGCCAATCAGTTGAAGCTTCAATAACAGCTATTGCTGCCTGCGCCTTGTCGTGAATATTTTTAAATTGTAAAAGCCTTCCTGATAGCACTTCTCTCGCTGCTGGAATAGTTGATAAATACAAATCAATCGCAAACTCATATAACCCAATAGCTTCTTCTTTTTCAGGGTTTATAAACGGGTAGATTTCAGCAACTCGCTTACTCGCCTCTTTGATTATGCGGGTTTTAGTTAACGGCTTTGCGTATGCCACATGATCAAAGTTATCAATTATAGCTTGAACTGCAACTTCATCGTCTGCCCACCACACCCCATCTCTACTGAATTTCTTGTAACCTTGGCGAGCAATCTCTTCGTTAATCCCGTCATGTGCGCAGTTATAATTAATCATTATGAATGGCCTAGAAATACTATTGGAGGGAAAGATCCGCTGCTTGCATCGTTGGCATCACCTGTGGTTGGAAGGCTTGATAAACTAGATTGATCTGGGCGAAAATGGAAAGTAGTTATGGTAAGTGCTGTTGTATCTCCTGCATTTGTTGACACCTGTGGTGCCACGGTAGTCTGTGCTCTCACCGTGGGGGTTGTATCACACCAGAAAGCACTAAAGTATAGACCCGGTTGTAGGGTAAACTCTGTGAATGTTCCTGTTATCTGTCCTGTTGCATTTGGTGCTAAGTCTGTCTTTTCAAATAGCTTAAAGCCGGGGTCACCTGTATTAGGGTCCACATCATAAAGGGCTAAATGAATCTTATTGGTAGGGGGTGCGGAGCCTGCGCCCGTGGTTATAGCAATACCAATTGTGTCTACAGCAACCGGCCTAATAACCACAAAAGGTATGTAGTATATTCGGTTCGCTACAATAGCCACCGTAGATGTTCCAACAACATTGGCGGGCATTAGTATCTTTGCAGTCGCAAACCCTAAATCGCTAATACCGTAAGCTGGAGCAACTTGACCAGGTATTAATGGGCTAATTAATACATTCTTAGTTCCAGTAGTTAAAGTTACAATATTATTTGAGTTTGAACTGTCTGTTACGAACTCTCTTACTAGATCTCCTGAACCGTCAATATATCCAGTACCGTTTTCGTATTCACTTGTTGTTTGATGAATGATACTGTAATTTGATCTACGCGAAGCTCCCAAACCTGCTGACCAAGTTATAGCGTCAGATACCGCGCCAAGAAGAACCATTGCTGCTGTACCAGTTGTTGTACTAGTCTCTTCTACATTATTGGGTACTGTCATTCAAACCTCCATTACAATGCGAAGAGTATAGCGGAAATTCAGAATGAAAAAAGCCTCGAATTATTCGAAGCCTTTTCTGATTACGTCGCCAAGACGTTAATCTACATTTTTAGTTTCAGCTTTGCCAGCGAAACGGGACAGTTCCAACGCGCTGTTCAAAGGTTGTATCGACTGCACCAGATTCGGTATCGAGGGTTAGCATCGTCTCTGTGGGTTCGCTGTAATCGGTTGCCGCTGATATATTAGATTCAAACTGAAGAGCACCGCCAAACTCTTCGGTACTGGCCTGGACCAGAATTTCTATGCTGTCGATCGTAGGAAAGTTTGTTTCGTGTGATGGCACAATTTTCAGGTCTAGAGCAGGAATGAGCATCAACTCATTTGCCACAACCTTTTGCATCGTCACAATATCAATGTCATTTGCCATTGCGGGCAAGTGACTAAGCGCAGCGGCCATAATACCGCAAGTGATTACCACTCTAATCTTTTTCAATGTTGGTACTCCTTTCTGGGTTAATCGAATCAAGTTCCAGAGAACTTAAATATAATTGCTGACTTAGCCTGCGTCAACCTTTCGCTTACTAGTGTGCATATCCAGGGCCATGGATTCAAGTTCTTCAATGGCTCCCAATAAAATATCGTTGTTTGTCATCATTTCGCGTATGAGCTCTATCCCGGATTGCGCTGTAGCATGAATAACCTCAACGTCTTGATGGCTGGCTATTCGCTCAAATAACATGTGTAGTTGGTTTAACTTACTCACTTTAATTTCTCCAATGTTGTTTAAATCCGGTCCACCAGGCGTAGGCATAGAAAAACGATAATCCAAATATTGCCCATTGCTGATGCATGAATGTTGTGTATAGCCAAAAAGGTTGTGCCAGTAATCCGAGTATCGGCGCAAATTTACGCTTACTTTCTTCTCGATGCTGGATGAGCAATATGGCTGATGCGCCCAGGGCCCCTAATAGAATTTGGTCAATCATAATAATTTATCAACCATATCAATTCTTTTTCCTATCCAGGACATCACCGGTACAGCCATTGAGTTTCCTATTGCTCGGTATCGTGGTCCGTCTGGACAATCCGCTACGGTTTTATTTCTCCAGGGTATTTTGGTCCAATTGTCTGGGAATCCTTGAAGTCTTTCGCATTCAATTGGAGTTAGGCGCCGAACCTTATTATTTTTTAGGAGTGCTGGTGCTGCCTGCGTTCCGCTATCCGATGAAGTTAATGTTGGTGCCTGCTCGATCGAGAAACCGATTCCACCAGCTTTTGAACCCTGACCAGCCTTGAACGCGGCGACATAAGTTCTTTGTTTCATCCCCTCATTCGCTGACAATGAACCAGCTATATCGCCATCACCTCCAATCAATCGAACTTCATCGCGTGAATTCTGGGTAAAAGCAACAGCGTTTTCAGCGCCGTTATTCCTGCCTAATGGATGAGCAAGATCAATGTTTACATCAGGGTCTTGAGTGCCGTGAACGACGAACATTCCATTCTCTGGGCACTGTTGTGTTGTGCTACCAGCGGCCTTTCCGTTATTCAAAAGCGTTCCAGTGATTAGTGTTTCAGATCCACCACCCACATCACCAGTTCTGGCCCTTAAAGTTCCGACACCTGGTTTGTAGCCTCCAAAGCTTCCTGTAGTAAACGAGGTAATATTTTCCCTCTCTTTTCGGCTCGGTTTAGGATTCCTTTGCAAGCTTTCGCGCTCAAATAATACCGCTGCGGCAGGTCGCCAGTCTCCAAGATATCCGACAACGAACACACGTCTACGCCTTTGTGGAACTCCGAAGAACTGAGCGTCAAGAATTCTGTAGCTGAACCCATACCCGAGTTCGACCAACCCTCCGAGGAAGGCTCCAAAATCCCTTCCTTTGTTAGATGACAAGACGCCGGGCACGTTTTCCCAAGCCATCCATTTGGGCCTTTTGCGATCAGCCAATTTAAGATACTCGATCGCCAAGTTACCGCGGTCGTCTTCCATCCCATTTCTGAGTCCAGCGATTGAGAAGCTTTGACATGGGGTTCCTCCGACAAGAAGGTCAATTGGTCCATAATCTTTTTCGCCTATTGTTGTAAAGTCGCCGTGTAGCGGGATTTCAGGATAATGATGTTTAAGCACTGCCCGGGGGAATTTCTCTATATCGGATAAAAAAGCAGCCTTCCAGCCTAATGGCTCCCATGCACAACTGGCCGCTTCTATCCCGCTACAAACTGAACCGTAAATCAATTTATTATTCCTGAGTTATTTAACTTGCACCAAGTATTACATAGAGAATTGGTAAGATGTGGTTTGTGAACGAATGGTAATAAAAAACCCTATCGTTTTTGGTCTAGCGGTCATTATCGGTAAAATATTTTGTTACTCTTTCACAAAACCAGACTCGGTGAAGTAGCCAATATACTGGCCCCGTCTAAATAGGCAGTCTCCCTCGTAGAACCAGCCAAAAAAGGCGCATTTTTCTAGTTGGCTTTCTGTTGGCTCAATCATTATCTAAAAGACTCTTGTCTGAATCTGGTTCCATAACTTTGCCATGGTTTTTATATTGCCAATCGATAAACTGAAGCAATCTTTTGTGAACAATAGATCTGTGGTCAGTATTCATAAGGGAAGTTTTGTAATTGTTTATTGCGCCGATAGATTTAAGATCTTTTGCCCTGAAAATCATAATAGGCTCGTCATCTGGTATAGTCTCACCGGTTGCACGATTAACTATTTTACCGTCGATTGCATCATATTTCGGTTCTTGGTCAATATTCATAAACACCTCTTATTGGTGCCGTCCATGGCAGAATGAATTAATCTTCGCCTTCAGTTTCTTCATCGAACAAAGGCAAATCCTCTTGATGCTGTACGCCCATTAACTTTGTAATGCGCATGTAGGTTTGATCGAACTTTTTACGTTTATGTTCGTCGGTCTTCCAGCGGCCATAGGCTGAGTTTAAGCCCAGAGAATCAGCACCTCGACCAACAAGCAGCGCCTTGCCTAATGCCAGCCTATCGCTCAATACGTCCCGCTGTTCCTGTATTTCATCACGCAAACGAAAGTATTCTTTAAACTCTTCGTCGGTTATATTGTGAAGCCCTTCTTCTGGCTCGAATTCGCCGGGGTTGGCATTCTGGTTAAAATCAAAATCCTCCCCCAGCTCCTGTCGTGCTATTTCTACTACGCTTAGACCACCGTTCATTTTTCCACCCTCTTCGTTAGTCATAAAATCACCTTGCGGTTAGTGTAAAACCCTGTTAATCAGGATTTCTTCGGTTTCCTTAACAGCCTGATCAATTTCAAACCATTCAGAAAATGTAAAATTCAGTTCACTTTCTCTGCTCATTTTATGCATGGCAGATATATATAATTTAAGGTCTTTCATCGTTACGCAGAAGAAAAGACCATTTTTAATATCTTGTGTTGTCATTTCTGCCAATACCTGTAAGCCATTTTTCTACCAATCTGGTATTTTTGTTTCTCGCTTGCTTTGCGCGTATGGAGTCGTATCGCTGGTTTTTCCTCATGTACCCTGACAATTCCATCCCGGTCGGTTCTGGCAATGTAAAGCCCTGCGTAATTAGGAATGGTTACTTCGTCTACCAACTCTACAGGAATTAGAAACGAGAAATAGTTACAATAATTTAATCCTTCTACCAGGCAATCATGCTTTAGGCGCTCGACGTTGTTTGGTATTTTGAAACCTCCAGCTTCTCGGCAGCCGTCAAGAACAGTCACCGTCTTTTTAAAATCTGCCTTGAAATCCGCTTTGCTTGTCTTTATCTCAATCTCATCGATAAAACCACTTTTCCGGATGGCAATAATATCCATTTCATTGAAACGCCAATCGAGAAAGATATTCGGTGCGACAATCTCATAGCGTTGAAATGTGTGCTGGTAAAATGCAGACTGCATTGATTTAACGTCCACCGTAAAGATCGCCTTCGATTTGTTGTATGTCGAAACCCATTGGTCCTCTTGTGTTGTCACCCATAAATTGCAATGAGTCATCGTCAAACCAAAGAGCAACTGTATCTTCCCAGAACCAATTTCTTTGTTTTCTTACAACTAAACGCTGATCAGGCCTGCTGTCTAAATATTCTCTTTCGCTGTCGGTTAGGGTATTTGAGGAAAGCTCTTTACGCTTTAGCTTTTCTCGTTTCTTGTCAGCCCAAACAACCAGAACATTATCAACAAGGTCTGTAAGCTCACCAGCTCCACGTATATCAAACCTTTGTGGAATGTATTCATCACCACCTTGTGGGGGTTTTCGAACGTGAGCAACCAAATGTATATGAATCTTAAGTGCCTTTGCTGTGGCCACAAGCAATTCAATAAATCTTTTTTCAGCGTCTTTGTCGTTGGCAGATACTCCGCATTTAGCTAATGAATCGATCATTACATGCTTGCATCCACACTGGGTGGCCATGTAGTAAATAACACCTAAAACCCTTTCAGTGGGTACCGTATCTAGCTGGTCATAGAAGAATAATTTATTCTCACCCCATGTTAGCCAATCCTGTCCGAATTGTTTGGCGGGGCTGCAACCTGCGGCCTGTGATATCAATCTTTCCATGGTGTCGATAACTGGCATTTCAAAAGACGCTATTCCAGCTGGTGCAATCCTTGAGAACCACATCATAACCATACTCAGCAGCATAGATTTTTTGTGCCCGTTGATACCTGCCCATATTGAAACCTGGCCTTCAGCAAAAGCGATATACTCATGAGTTTTACCCCATGGCAATTTATCGCCTCTAAGAACCCTGCCGTTTTTTAATCTTTCGGCCACTGAATCTCTATAATCAACGGTCGTTTTTATCCTTTGTGATTCTTGATGGCCGATAAAAGCAATTAACTCTTTGTCGTTATAATCGAACTGAGGTATGACCATGTTCATAATAGATTTTCCGTTTCTTGTTCTGGTTGTTTTGGGTTTGCTTTGGCGTGTAATTGTGCAAATTGTTTTCTTAGGTTGGTTGGGCTAAGGATAATTCCTCCCCAAAATCCATCGTTGTTGGCCCATTTGAAAACCTCAGCTATTTCACGATGAGTGAATTTATCTTGTTGTCTCATTAGTCGTACGGTGTCAGCCCATTTATTAAAATTAGGTTTTTTAGTTTTAGGGATGCGTATAAGAATCTTGTCATAAATCCATTCTGCTAATTCAACATCCTTGTCACATATATTTTTTACATCACCTTCGGTTTCTTCCGAAGTATTGTTTTTCTTTTCATTCTTAAATTCTTTACTGTGTCCCGCCTGTTGTCCGCCTGTTGTACCGCCAGATGTACTATTAGTTGTACCGTTGACTGATGCGCTGTCCTGATAAGTCGTGTAATTACAAATACTTATAACGCTTGTCAGGTGTCCCGCCTGTTGTATTATCATTCCGTCTTTTTCGAGTAGCTTTAAGAACCGTCTAACCTTTCCTCTGGACCATAACCAGGTTTTAGATAATGTGATTTCTGATCTTGCTTGATCGCCTATCGACAACGGGATGATAGTTCCCTTTATGTTTATTTTAGTCGGTGTGTGATTGGCGCTTAATATCAAATCTATCCACGCCTGCGCTTTACTGAATGGTTCGCTTTTCCATAACCAATGACCGGTAATTCTTCTATCAATTTTAGCCCAACCTTTAGCCATTTTTATTGGCCTCCCTGGTCGCCTTGGTTCGCTTCCAGATAATCAGTTCATGCTTTAAATCTGCGTCCGATATCTCCTTTCCTATGCTGCGAGCATATGAAATAACATCCATGAAAAATTGATCTGAAACAAGTTCTGATAGAGGTTTTTTCTTTGGTTCTGGTGGTTCGAGTTTAGCCAGATGCTTGTGAATAAGTATTGGATCACAAAGGCTTTTGCATTTAACGAAGGAATTACCAGAAATATGCTCGAGGAAAACCATATCATCGTAGCAAACTGGGCATTCTAAAATTGTACTTCTATATCCTGTGGTCATTATTTATTACCCCCAACATCTGAAAGCGATGCGGAGAAAGCTATTTTTTTATTGGTTTTGTGCTTTTTCCTGTCAGGTTTATTATATTCTTTCATTTCAGAGATAAAGTTAGGTGTTTTTGGTATGTCCAGATTCAATAAAACACCATGTTTGGACGATTCTTTGTTGTATATCGTTCCAAAAAAATAGATCAATTTCGATTCTAGCTCGTATGCTTTACTTTCAGACAAACCAGAAAATATTATGTACGGAATTAAATCCTTACTAACCCCCTTTTTTATCAGTTCAGTTATTTTTTTACCGTGTCCCTGGTTCCTTTTTAAATCATGTGCACGATCTCCACTACCTTTACCGATATAAAACGGTGTTCCTCCGTAATTTCCTCCACACATAGGCCTTGTGGTGAATTGTTTTGATGATGGGTCAACGTGGGCATACACATAGAACTCATCATTAGATCCTCCATCCTTGTAGATGCCAGACCAGTTTTGGTTGATTAGGGAAGGTAGGTAAATTTCTTTTGCTGTGTGCTTGCTTGCGTAATATTTAGGGATAGAAAATAACCCAGATGAATTTTGCTTCATTATTTCTTCATCTGTTTCCAGCGTGAAGCCTTCATGCTCCCTCGCTAGTTTAAGTTTCCGCCTGTATTTTTCTTCTTTTTTCCTTGAATTTAATACGGCAGATATCTGATTTTTTAACGCGGTAAGATCTTTAGTGTGAAGTGCTTCTAATTGAAATTTATTCATATCGATAGCCAGTCTGTAGATTCCAGTCGTTAGAATGCGCGGCAACCCGACTGGTGGTAGGCTGTTTCTTCAAGAGCTACTCAAAGATAAGCCGCGTTATAGATACTAATCCAACCACCCAAATAGTCAAGTGGTGAACGTTACGGATTGTTAATTAAATCCGATATCCTATCGAGTATTTTCTCGGCTTCACTTTTTGGGTGAATATTCTCCACATCTTTTGAATATAACTCGTAAGTTGTTGATCTATGGCCACAATGCCTACAGGCTATTCTTCGCCTAGTAACCTTTATTTGCATGTCTTTAGCATGACCAAGCGTGACATTAGGCCTGCTATCGATAACATCTGTAACGCCGCCGCATTCTTCGCAAAACATGGTTATTCCTTATTGTATACAGTGAATTTATCATCATGTTCATCCTTAATCAGCAACTGAGAACCTTCTGGATACTCCCAGTCTATTCCCTGGAATGACTTTACAAAATCCTTTATATTCAAATAGTTAATTGCTGCCATGAAAACATCGCACTGCATATGTTTATTTCCGCCAGCATATCCATCTACCATAACCAGATTCGCTCCGTTATGGTTTTCCTTTAGATAGTCGTTGAGTTTGTCGGCATTAGGATGACCGTCTTCAGTATCAGCGCCATCCTCTATCATAGTGATTAAAATAATATCTGCTACATGACTCATAATCATTTCCTCATTTCTTTATAATCAATATTCGCCCATCTTCCAGGTCAATACGGCCATCCTGTTTACCGTGACCACAGCAGCAAGCAGAAGTATATATCCCCGAGGCATTCAGCGCCGCAACGATACTGTGGATGCACCAGTCAATATTTCTAACCTTGCCGTTGATAGGCATGAAAACCTGATTTTCATAAGTCTTTTTACCACCGCAGCTGTCACATTTATTGCATTTCATTACGATCTCCTATATCTGAACAAGATGGCTGATACATACGCCACTAGTTCGCCCAGTTACTTTTACTACCACCTCGCCATGTCCAAGTGCCCATGCAATCGAGCGAGTTTCAACTTCTTCAAACTCTGGACTGCCGAAGATAGGGTAATATTTAAATTTAGTCCCAATTGGGTACAATTCGTCGAATTTTTCAGGTTCCATCATTCACCGCCTCTGTTGGTTGGTGGGTTAAAGCGTTAAAAGTACATTTAAACTAATTACCACTGAACATTTTTGACCCTAGCGCCTTACCAAGTTGCGTCACCTTGCCAGCGTGATAAGGAAATCTAAGGTGTATTTCAACATATTTTTTCGCGCTTTCTTTATCTGTAGAAACAGCATATACAGGTTTCATTTTCTTTTGCCATTGATTGCTTGCTACCACCGAAATTTTAAATAGGTATTCACTCATCTAACTTCTCCCTCCGTACAATTTTATAATATGGGTTTAACTTCAGTGCCGCATTCAGGACACGAATCCACACCTCTATCGATCGGCGTTCTGATTTCCTGGTAGGTGCCTTTGTCGTTGCATTCAGGGCAAACCCATTCGGCGTTGTCATTAATCGACTGCTCTGTCTTGGCCTGGACCATTTCGGCAAAAATTCTTAAAGAAAGGCTGGGGACTGTTAACGAATAAGGACCTTTTTCGTGTGTGGCGGCTTCGTATAAATCAGAGCGAGCTTTGCCGCAACTGTGTCGCCACATCGAAAGTAGCTCTTTATCAGAAATCTTTATTTTCTCGGTCATTTTTAACTCCCGTCAAAGTACATTAATTTTAATGGCGATCACACAGCTTACGCCTAGGGCTGTATAGAGCCCCATCGACAACTATATATCCCTTATTGATCCACTTCGTTACTGACTGCGGGTAAACTCCGTGTATGCGTGCAAATTGGGCTATAGAGATGTAATTAGCGGCTATGTATTGACTGATTGATTGTTTCATTATTTATTCCTTGTTTGATTTGGATCAATTAAATCGTTAAAAGTACATTATTAAATTCTCTCAAGATCTTTGTTTTCCACTCCCATCAACCTGAGCAGCTTTTGCTGGTGAATATCTTCGTTTCTACCACACCAGCCTTCTCCGCAACCTTGATTGCACTTATGACTTTCACCGATCTTATTTATAGAGCATTGGTACTGCACACCCATATTCAAAGCTAATGCTACATCTCTCGCTCTCATATTTATCTCCTAAAACGGCAATCGTTCGGTTGGCAGGTTCTTCTAATTCTTCAAAAAATTCTGGCCAGTCTCTAAAGAATTCAGCATCGCAGTGCGTTTTCTTTGTATCGGCATAAATAAACCTATCATCTGGCAGCGTTATTGTTTCACCTAGTTCAAGACCAGAGTTATCGTATTGTTTTATGAGCCTAAACATATTCATTCCCCGTTAACTAAAGTGAATTTTTGAGCCGCGATCTTTGTATTTTCCGGTGACAACGCCAATGGCCTGGTCAGATGTTCGCACAACGGCCAACTGTCCTCGCCAAGTAGGTAAAAACTCTTTCTGATCTTTGGTTAATGTGCCTTTCTCGCCTTTTACCTCGATAAGAAACGTTACACCTCGATAGCCTACAAGCAGGTCTAATGGCTTACTGAGGTATTCAACGCTGCAACCAATAGCACGAAGAGCGTCAACTATTTCTGGCTCATTAGCGTCACGCTTGGCGTTGTGGCCTCGGTATTTCATGTAAGGCTATCCTTTTTTACTAGAGCTTGAACGCCTTCTACTTTCAATGAATATGTCAAGATCAGTTTGTTTATAGAATATTCCACCCATTTTATAAAAATCAGGTCCATTTCCAATACTTCTCATATTACTAAGACTCCCAGTGCTTAAGCCTAAATATTCAGCCGCTTCAACTGTCGTCATTCTGTCTTTGTTGTTCATTCTGTTGCCTCTATAGTTAACGTTAATTAATATTTATTACCAAATATACTTGCATAATCACTTAATGTCAATTAATATTGCTTCATACAAATAAACGAGGCAAAGAAAATGATCCCCGCAAAAATACAAATTGAATGTCCTGTTTGCCAGAAGCAACAGCTTAAGCAATTAAACGTCAGTAAGATCGAAAGCGCCTGGAGTGTTGGCACGACTTACCAATGTGCATTGCCTGAAAATGGAGAAGACGGAGGTTGTGGTGCGGTTCTGGCTATCAGCTATAGAAGCATATTGGAAACCAAGATAACCGTTATTGATTCATCCAACGAAGTACAAGGATCACTACTATGAACCACGAACTTCAAATGGATAGAGCCAGGGAAGCCGACGACCTTTGGCAACTAAATTCAGGCATGGATAGAAACCAGATGGAATTCAAATGTGAAGAGTGTGAAAAACGGTTTGTTGTCCGGGATATGGCAATTGTCCACGATCATAAGGATAGCGGATGCTGCAAACTTTGCGCCGAAGATAAAGACACTGCTGAAGATTGGGGGATTTATGAGTAATCGGGTTGAGATAAACATAATAATGAACGATGCCGATATGCAGGAATTGATTGTCCTTCGTAAAAAGCGCATGACATGCAGGTTGACCGAGAAAGAGCAGAACAGGTCGATATTTTTGAACGTGCAAATCGTTAATAAGTGTATTGGTGCTTATGCATATTATAGAGGGGAAGAATCTTGAATATATCTGAAGCAAGAGAGCTGCTTAATGACCATGGAATCTATCAATTGAATAAAGGTGAGTCATTGGCTGCTGCGATTGATCACGTAAAAAATGGCACCGCAAGAAAAGGTTATAAAGTAAAAGCTGATAACGGTCGATTACTGTCAGAAAACGAAATTATTCAACATGAAAATAAAGCTGCTTTCCTCCGAAGTTTTACACCAAAAGAATTTCATGAAGATGAAGTAGAGGATATAGACGATATTACCGACGATATGGATTTAAGGGAGGACAAGTCGGAAAGAGGCGAAATAATTAACTGTTTCTACTGTGGCGATTGTCTTCGGGTTGATGAGTCTGGAGAAGGTGACTATGCCGCACCAGTAGATACCATTCATTGTGAAGGCTGCATGAGTGATGCGATTAGCCGATTGGCAATGTAAACATTACAAAAGTTTAACGTGATGGTAATAATTCAATCCCGCAAACGATAGTAAAATGTAGTTTTTATAGAGGAAATAACAATGGAATTTGAATCAGAAGTAATTGAATCAGAAGTACTTGTTGCAGAAGAAAGCAAAGATGTTGCTGTAGTGATGGATAACGCAGGCGCGATTTTATCTATCATTCAGAAAGTGGCATCTGACCCAAATAGCGATGTCGATAAGATGGAGCGCTTAATGGTCATGCATGTTGATATGGTTGAGCGCGACGCTGTCCAATCATATAAAAAATCGATGGCTATCTGCCAGGAAGAAATGCCAACGGTTGTAAAGGATGCCGAAAACAAACAAACCAATAGTAGTTATGCAAAATTTGAAAGCATTCTTATCACTACTCAATCAACTTACACTAGAAACGGTTTCGCGCTTTCATTTGGAACAGATATTTCTCCAATAGAAACCTACATTCGCGTTACCTGCGAAGTAATGCACAACGCTGGCCACAGTAAACACTATTTTTTAGACTTGCCACCTGATGGTTCTGGAATAAAGGGAACCGCTAATAAAACTGGGGTGCATGCCGCTGGATCCACATTGTCGTATGGGAGGAGATATCTTTTTTGTATGATATTTAACATTGCAGTAGCCGAAGAAGACAAAGACGGAAATCCACCAACCCAACCAACAGTCACGCCAGAACAGGTTAAAAAGCTTATAGGTGCCGCAAAGGCTGTTGGTGAAGATTATGATTACATTTGCAAAAAAGCGCGGGTGAATAAAGTAGAAGAGCTTTGGGCGGTTAGGTACGACGCCTGCATGAACCACCTTAAATCACTAATGGAGAAAGAGGCATGATAGTCATAGATTGCGAGCAAGGATCTGAGGAATGGTTTATAGAACGTTCTGGATGTATCACGGCCAGCAACTTCGAGGAATGCCGAAAGCGGTTAAAGTCTGGAGCTAACAAGGGTGATTTTACAGGCAAGGCGCGAGAATATGCCTTCAGGTTAGCCGTTGAGCGTATTAGCGGTGAACTGCTCTCAGAGGATAAGTTTGACACCTTTGAAATGCGCCGGGGTAGAGAGTTAGAGCCTGAAGCCAGGTTTCTTCATGAGCAAAAGATTGGGATGCTAATCGAGCACACAGGAATAGTTTTTACTGACGATCGGTTATTTGGTGCCAGCGCTGATGGCCTTATTGGTAATGACGGAAGCTCTGAATACAAATGTTTCATCAGCCCTAAATCATTAATGCCAATTCTTTTGAATGGCGATATCTCAAGCTGCGAAGACCAAGTTCAAGGCCAATTATGGATCACCGGCCGCAAGTGGTCTGACTTCGTTTTATATTGCCCTGCGCTTAAATCAATTGGCAAAGACTTGACCATTATTCGAGTCGAGCGCGACGAAACCTTTATTGAAGCAATGGAAATAGAATTGCTTGAATTTAACACCCTAGTCGAAAGCTATAAAATCCTTTTATCGGAGTAATAAAAATGCAAATAACATCGATACAAATAGTAAATACAGGCGTCATTGAATGCTTTGACGTAAATTTAAACGGTAACAACCTGGAAATGTCTGGTGGTACCGGCACAGGAAAAACAACAGCGATAACAGCTCTTCACGATATTTTGTCTAAGCGTAGCGATATGTTACGCCATGGCGAAAAGAAAGGCACCATAGCGGTTACTTTGAGTGATGGTAGCAAAACTATATACGCCGAGCGAAAAACAACGCCTAGTGGCTCAAATGTGACCCTGACAGCAATCAATGAGAAGGGTAAAAAGTCCACCATTACAGTCTCTGATTTCAAAAAAATGATTAGTGATCTGTCTGTCAATCCTCATCAGATAATGAGTTTAAAACCAAAGGCGCAAAGTGAAACGCTTCTGAAGTCTGCAAAGCTCGATATCGATTTAACCGAGACTGAAAACAAAATTGAATCGCTTAGTGAAGAGCGGTTGGATTTGCACAGAAAAGCCGAATTATTAAAGGTCGGTGAAGAACCAGAAAAGGCAGAAGCCGTTGATATTTCTGAACTGATTTCTAGTCGCGATAAGATGCAAGTAACCAATGCCGATAATCAAAAAACTCGTGATTTCCTTGCTGGGCTTGTCGATAAGAAAACCGACGAAGAAGAAAATATAAACGAAATAGTTGACGATATCGAAGCGATAAAAAAGGAGTTGATAGAAAAAGAATGCGAGCTTAACGGCGCAAAGGCCACATATGAAACCCTCATATCTCGGATAAAATCAGGGAATGAAGCCGTTGCGAAATTGGTAGACCACGACACCGACGAAGTAACTGGACAGATTAACAATTCTCAACAAATCAACGAGACAGCATCTACTCATAAAAATTGGCTTGATCAATCAGAGCGTCACGAACAAGCGGTTGAAGCCCATAGAAAAGCTGACGTGGACGTTAGAGAAATGGTCGAGATTAAATCCAAAGCGCTAGAATCAGCCGCTTGGCCTATCCCTGGGCTAACCATTGAAGACGGCAACGTTATATACAATGACTGTCTTCTTTCAAACCTCGGTGAATCAGAGCAAATGCTGGTATGCGCAGCGCTTGCCATTGAGGATATAAAAGCCCATCCACTGAAGGTTGTTCGAATGGATGGTGTTGAATCAATGTCGAAGGATGATTTTCTAAAGCTTCAAACACTATTTAACGGCGAAGGAATTCAAGTCTTATCTACCAGGGTAAGCCGCGGCGATATCGAGCCACAAGAAATAGTTATTGTCGATGGTAAGTACGAGGCTTAACTAGTCCAGGTCCTAGCCCGGGTCAGCATGAACGGGCACTTTTAATCAAGGTAATAACCATGTGTGAACAAGACAACAACGAGCCTGAAAGCGATGAAATTGGCGGCGATTTTCTTAATGACGGTATGAGCGAAGAAGATTTTAACGAACCGTTTCATGCTCCACTTAATAATGATATCGAAATAGTAAAACAGAAAATTGAAGACAGAGAAATAAACACCGTCCAAGTCATTATTGGTACAGAACTAGATTGTGATCCCAAAGAAGGAGAATACAGCGTTCACCTTAGTTCATTTATTGGTGCGCTAGATTTATCCTCGATCGGTGGCGTTGACGATATTTCTCTAATCACCGACTGCATAGAAAACGATTTGAATTTTGATATCTTGCCAAAAGAAGGGTCCACAATAGTAACGCTCGAAGAGTCTGGTGAATGGGAAGATGTTTTCTGGCATAAATACTACAAGATAACGCGCGTAATAATGATGGAATGCTAATGAAAACTGTTGATGACATAGAAGAAATACGCGAACGATTGACTGGTATATTCCCTGATGCAGTTAGAGGAAGTGTAGCAAAATCGAACTGGGGAAAAGGGAGAAAACAATTACACCTTTGTTATTTTATCGGCTCTGACAGTGTTGGCGGTTATATCGTTCAAGCGATCGGGGAACTCTTTTATTTTATTGATTGGGATACCAATGACGGATACCAAAAAATATTCGCTGAGAGTGATATTGATGTGATGGTTTCCAGGGTACTAAATAAATTTAAGGGACAGATTTTTACAATAGATAAAGTGGTTGGTGAATAATGTCTGAAACATACCGAGTCACCGACGTAAACAGCCTGAACGGTTTTATCAATAGGGTTCAATCTGTTTGCGAAGGACAAGAACAGGTAACTTTTTCGTGGAGAGTTGGCAAGGACATGTCAGACGATCAGCGCAGAATGACCTTCGAGCTTTACTCAAGGATAGGTGAGCAGCTTTACGGCGGTGATTCTCTTCATGCCAGAGCTGAATGCAAGCTTACTCTCGGCGTTCCTATCATGCGCCGGGATGATGTCGACTATCGGGCTAAATACGACATGGTAATAAGGCCTCTTGATTACGATACAAAGCTTTCGTTAATGATCCCATCGCTGGAATTTCCGGTTACCTCTTGCATGGGAATAAGGCAGTGTCGGGAGTACATTGATACAGTGATAAAAGTTTACACAAATAAAGGTGTTGATTTCAGTGCAATACTGAATAACCCGTATTAATAACAAATAATTGTATGTTTTGCTTGAATTAACCAAATAGTTTGTTATAATAATTACAACTTAAACAAACAGAGCAAATAAAAATGTCAAAATCAGAACTTAACCAAGCAATCGCTAAAGTAGCCGAATCAACTAACAAAACAAACCAGGAAATAGCAAACAAATTATTCGCTAAAGATGACTGGACTTGGTTCCTAGTGAGAGAAGCGGCCAAGTGATCGGCCTTGAGTTGAGAGAAAAGGAGCTGTTTAGTCAGTTCCATAATCTCCCAAACGGTCATGAGAGAAAGACAATTTATCGGAAATGGAAAAAAGTATATGACTCCATCACAGCAAGCGAAATTATTAGGGCTAAAGGGATTAAAACAAGTCTCAGAGCTCACAGGCCAAAGCCCTCAGACACTGGCGAACTGGCACAAGGATAAGTCTGAATTATTCAACATAGTCCTACTAGGCTGCGTTGCACATATTGAATCGAATCAGTGAGAACTCACATGACTGATAAAAATATAACTCAAGAACGATTAAAAGAACTCCTTTTTTATAGCCCTCAGTTTGGTATTTTTGTGTGGAAAACATCAAGAGGAAGTGCAGCTAAAGGATCTATTGCAGGCTCGGTAAATGATAGAGGATACATAACAATTATTGTTGACAGTGAACCTTATCGTGCACACAGGCTTGCATTCTTTTACGTCACTCGACAGTGGCCAGATCAGATTGACCATTCAAATGGCATAAGGTCTGATAACAGAATATGCAATCTGCTGAAAGCTGGTCACAGTGAAAATATGAAAAACAGGGTAATAGCGACTGCCAACAGATCAGGCGTAACAGGTGTTCACTTAGTTTCCAAAGTCTCGAAATGGCAGGCCGAGATAGGCAACGATGGCCAGAAAATTCATATAGGCTTATTTAAAGATTTTTTCGAAGCATGTTGTGCAAGAAAGTCAATGGAGTTAAAGCTAGGCTACCACAAAAACCACGGGCAAGAACGGCGAAGATATTGAGGTGATTATGAATACAAGAAGCGGAAAAGGTTATTTTTATTCAAAGGGTCAGCGAGACAAACACCGATATGGTTCTATTTCGTTTGAAGAGGCGATAGTTCGATACGGTAAGATTCATGCATTAGTAAAACGTAATGATTGGCCTGAATGGGCAATATTTGCTTATGTGTCTGGATATTACGGGGCACGTTCATGAGAGCCCTAACCAAAGCCGACAAAGCACGAGGCGTTAAATTGCGGGACTTAGGTTGCGTGATTTGTGTTACCAGATTGGCAATGCATACGCCGCCAGCGATTCATCATATTTCTGGCCAGGTAAAGCCTGGCTGCCATCAATTAACTATCCCTCTGTGTGCCAAGCACCACCAGCAAAAAGATAACGATAAGCCGCCTAGATGGATATCACGCCATGGTGATGGAAAGAAAGTGTTTCAAAAGGCATACGGTACCGAGTACGAACTTTTACAAATAACTAATGACCTTATTGGAGAATAGTATGATAGGCGCAGACAAATTTTATAAATTATTTTCATCACCGAAACAGATAGGCCGACTTTACTTACTTCCTGGATGGCATGCGCGTGGAGCCACATTCCAAATATATCTTTTGCCAAAAGGCGAAGATGCTCTGGTGCAATATACTCAAAACCCGCCAACCAATATAAATATGGTAGAGGTTTATGGCGTCACAGGTGGACAACTGGGATGGACCGAAACTTATGGGTGGCTGCATCACGGTCAATGGGAAGTGGATTTTATGGATGCTGTTGATGGTCGGATGGCTGACTTGGCCGCTTCACGTTTAGACCTGGAAGCACGAAAGAATGAAGATGACATAAAAGCTGAAGACAAAATTAATCGTCTTTTGTCGGACTATTAGTTTATCTGATATAGAGCCTGTAGTTATAAGTAAAACAGATTTGCATTAAATGTTCAGAGGAAGAATCAACAGTAAGCTGGATTATGTTATAATTCGGACAGATCCAGTTAGTGCTGGACCCGCCCTAACAATTTCAACCTAAAGCAGAGGTTAAAATGCCTGAAACGAATGTTACTAAAAAATGTTCCCAGTGTACATATAAGCCACTTTCTGAGTTCAATAAGCACTCCGGCAGAAAAGATGGACTGCAATCTGCTTGCAAAGGATGCAGTCGCGCTTCTCAATCCAGATATGCGAAGACAGAGGCAGGCAAAGCTACTCAAGCCAAGGCTAGTACCAAATATGCCAAGACTGATGCTGGAAAGCGCTCTCATGCCAAATATCGCAAGACAGCGGCGGGGAAGCTTGTTCAGTGCAGATATGACGCCAAATATCAATCAGCCAACCCAATCAAGATAAAAGCCCAAAACTCAATCAATAACGCAATACGTGATGGCAGAATGGAAAAACCTACCACATGTGAGGAATGCCCTAGCACAGGAAAGATACAGGCTCACCATGACGATTACGCTCTACCGTTAGTGGTGCGCTGGCTGTGCCGCACCTGTCATATTGCTTGGCACGCTGAAAACGGGCCTGGGTTAAACGGTTAATCAAAGACAACTGACTGAATTAAAAGGTGAAATTATGAAAAAGGTAATATTTATTGTGTTGTTATTTGCGCTTATCGGATGTAAAGCGGATGAGGATAGGCGAAAACAGACTACCGAACGAAACTGGAAGAAATCAGAGCTTGGTATTAACTATTTCATCGAATGCATTGAAGGGCACAAATTTATCATAACCCATGGTACCAGAGGTTATGGTGCTGCGGGTCCAATTGGTGAATGTTAAATTATTGTAATGAAACGTTAACAATTGCACCGCCTGTTCGGTGCCATAATTAAATTTAACTTTTCAGTGAAGGTGAAATCATGAGAGTCACGATAATTATTTTGATTGCGTTCTTTGTCGGCGGTTGCATGCGAAAAGAAACAACACTGGTCGATTATGTATGCACTTCCGATCAGCTGGCATTGGTTAAAGAGGAGGTCGAGGTTTGTTCGAAAACGTCTTATTTATCCAGTTACTGTTTTTTGCAGGCAAAAGCTACACTCTGCGAATTGATAGATAGTCCGGATAGCATCAAGTGAGAACCGCCTACACAAAAAAACTAGACAGAGATTACGCCGTTGGTGAACGAAATGGCAGCGCTAAACTTACCAATGACGATGTCACATTGATGCTTGATTATCACGATTCGTGCCAAGAAGAGATAAATGAAATTGATATCGATATTGAAAAACTCAAAGACCGCAAAATCCAGCTGAAGAATCAAATGACGCGCAGATATATAGCGGACATGTTTGAAATATCGGTAACTCATTGTGAGCGAATAATACGTGGCGATAGTCGTGGCAGAATCTAAAAATTAAAGGAGACAGTGATGGGCGGATATATTTACAAAGAAACTAAAAACGTGCCAATTAAGCATTGGACTAACGGTGTATTGCTGGATGTGCGCGCAGAGGAACAGCTAGAAAATGTCGCATCCCTTCCATTTATTCACAAACACGTTGCCGCTATGCCTGATGTGCACTGGGGTATGGGTGCGACTATCGGATCAGTGATAGCTACCAAGGGAGCTATTGTCCCAGCTGCTGTAGGTGTCGATATAGGTTGTGGAATGATGGCCTACCAGACCACGTTGAGAGCCGATCAGTTGCCAGATAATCTTCACGAAATAAGATGTCAGATTGAACAAGCCGTTCCCCATGGCAGAACTGATAACGGTGGCAAAAATGATCGCGGCAGATGGGGAGACAATAACCCTCATATAAAGCGATGGGATGCGCTGTATTACCGTTACTGCGATATTTTGACAAAGCATCCAAAGGCCAAATCATTTAATAACTGGTCTCACATGGGAACGCTTGGAACCGGTAATCATTTTATCGAATTATGCCTTGATGAAAATGACGCTGTTTGGATTATGCTGCATTCTGGATCAAGAGGTGTCGGCAATAGAATCGGTACTTATTTCATCCAGAAAGCTAAGGAAGAAATGGAACGATACCACATTGATAAGTATCTCGCGGATAAAGACCTGTCTTACCTGGTGGAGCACACAGAATTATTTGACGATTACGTTAATGCAGTTGGGTGGGCGCAGGATTATGCTTTGGAAAATAGAAAGGCAATGATGGAGGCAATTTTAAGTGTACTGCATAAATCCTTGCCAGAGTTCTCAGTCACCGACCAAGCGGTTAACTGCCATCACAACTACATCAGCCGCGAAAATCATTACGGTTCAAACGTGTGGATCACTCGTAAAGGGGCCGTTAGGGCTCGCACAGGCGATTTAGGGATTATACCTGGCTCAATGGGTACAGGGTCGTTCATCGTTCGAGGGTTAGGCAACAAAGACTCTTTCTGTAGCTGTTCTCATGGTGCAGGTCGTGTAATGTCGCGAACCCAAGCAAACAGGGAGATTACTCTCGAACAGCATGCAGCTGCTATGGAAGGAATTGAAGCAAGGCTAGACAAAGACGTCCTCGATGAAAGCCCAGCAGCTTACAAAGATATCGGCGCTGTTATGGCGGCTCAAGATGACCTTGTTGAAATTGTTTATAGGTTGCGGCAGGTTCTCAATGTCAAAGGATAAAAAGTCCAGACGCAATCCTTTCACCGATTGTTGGGCTCATGCTCGATTATCGACATCAGTCAGCCATTGCCCGTTCAAAAAGCAACCATGGAAGTCGGCTTGGCTAAATGAATTCAACAAACATAAACAGATTGATTTTGTAGCAGGTAAAAAATAATGAAAAGTAGACCAATTTTATTTAGCACACCGATGGTTCAAGCGTTGCTGAATGGCAGTAAAACGATGACTCGCCGAAAGCTGAAGCGGCAGCCTGAAAGGTGTGAGCTGATTTCACAGGATGCTTGTTCTCCTTCTGGTTATTCGTTTATCGCCGATATGTATGACGACGAATATATTAAATGTAAATATGGTGAAGTTGGCGACTTGCTCTGGGTTCGTGAAACATGGAAGCCGGATGTTGGCGATATTACTTCTGGAATTCGCTTCAAGGCCGATAATGTATTGATCCACATAGAAAACAGTGTGGAGGCCGCCGATAAATGGCTTGACGTACGAAAGCCAGAAGAACAGTTTCCACAAATGAAAGATCCCGTTTGGAGACCGTCAATATTTATGCCTCGATGGGCTTCACGGATTACTCTGGAAATAACAGACGTTGTTTGCGAGAGGTTGCAGGATATCTCAGAAGAAGACTCAAAGTCTGAAGGCGTGTTTCACGATGTTGAAACCGATCGATATCACTACGCAGAAAACAAAGGCGCCGCATTAGTTCATGCCAGAGGCGCATTTTCAACACTATGGAAATCAATAAACGGCGAAGATTCATGGCGCGAGAATCCATGGGTTTGGGTGGTTAAGTTTGATGTTCACAATGTTAACGTTGATGATTTTATGGGGAGTAAATGATGAAACCAAAATATAAATCATTGGAACATGGGTCCACTGTCATTAAGGCTGAATCATTCGAACAATTAAAAACTGTTGTTGATTGGGCTTTTGATCAAGGAAAAATAATCCCCGGGCATATATCCAGAAACAAATTATTCCCTTACGGTATTTCTGTTGGTGGTGACTGTCTTGGTTATACGAAACGAATGGATAGAGCGTTGTATTACATGCCGTATGAAGAGTTTTTGAAGAAGGCCCACATAAAATGAACAGATTACAAAAGCAGATCATCAAAGACGCTATCGATTACCCTGAAGACTTAAACGATTGGGAGGTTGAGTTCATTGATAGCATTGCAGAACATGACGACGATTACGAGCTGTCTGATGCACAGAATCACAAACTGAATCAAATAGGATCGAAGTTGTGATAGTCATCCTAAATGATATCCAGAGGGTTGAATAATATGGAAATGGAACGCAAAGCAAAAATCACCGGTAATTGTCGATGGTGGTTGAAAAGAAAATGGTCTGACGGATCCAAGATTATTTGTTGGATTATGTTGAATCCCTCTACAGCAGACGCCGAACAAGACGACCCAACACTACGAAGAATAATAGGGTTCTCCAAAAAATGGGGTTTTGATTCTCTTTTGGCCGTAAATTTATACCCCTTTAGAACACCATCATCAAAGGAATGCAGACGAATTGTTGAAGATTGGGATATTCGCGGCGATTGGGACAGAAGAGATTCTATGATCCAAAATTTGGTCCACGTCGATGTATGCACGAAAATTTCAGACAAAGTTGTTATAGGGTGGGGTAACGGCGCCGATTGGGATAAGAATTGGCCTGAGCTTTTAGTCGAAGAAAGTAATGTAGAGCAATTCTATTGCCTGGGTACCACTAAAAATGGAAATCCGAAGCATCCTTTATACGTAAAAGCAGATACCGAGTTAGTGCCATGGACGTAATCTACGACACAGCCAATGAATATAAAGCGATTCAAGAGGCTCTTAACGCTCAACTGCCCTGCAACATTCGGGTAAGTATCGTTCGGCCTGTTGTCGATCGGTTCAAGGTTTTTGACGATGGTACCATTCAAGGCGCTGGTTTAAGAGTCACGGTTACCAAAAAGGCTTGTAACAACTTTTCTATCAATGTTTCCTGGAGTCACCCGACAAGCAGAGAAAACGGCGATATCCTCACACCTGATCAAATCGCTGGCTATGAGCTCGATATAAACGGCACTATCTACGCCATTGCACCAGAATTGACAGAACATCGCTTAAACGGGCTTACAGGCGGTTTGAAGGTTTTGCGGATTAGAACAATCGATAAAGATGGCCTTGAATCTGAATGGTCAGATGAACTAACTATAACTTTGGAGTGAATATGAATACTAAAGAAAAAGCAAAATGGTTGTCTGAGTTTTATGCGCAAGTTGCCGAAGGTGGTGAAGCTCAAATTCTTGTTCGTGATAAATGGCTTGATATGTGGGGTGGCCAATGCGGACCTAAATATCCAGATTGGTTTAACTGCAATCCTGATCAATGGCGCATCAAACCAAAACTAATACCGGTTGATCTATCTGTTCTCACTAAATCAGGTATCGACTGCGAGTTTTGGAACGTCCACTGCGACATCATTATGAGCATAGGTTCACTTGCAACTATCAATAGAACTGATGAGTATTTAATGGCAAATAATTCTGGTGGATTGAAACCTTTTGATCGTTGCAGACCCAGAATGAATCACATTCACGCTTGGATGGGTGGCAAACGTTCACTACCTAATGGATTGCAAGTTAAGGTTTATCGAAAGGGTGTGATGGGTGGGATCATAGATAATGTGGGCGATAGTATAGTAGGGTGGAATCATTCATCGAATTCTGACGATATTATCGCTTTTGAGGTAATTGGATTGGCTGACGGATATTGCTGGCCATGGGAAGACCAATGATTATCGGAAAACTGCCATGGCAACAGCCTCCGCTTGATAAGTGGGATATCGTTTCAATACAACATGGCACACCCCAAGAAACAAAATTTATTTATGTAGCTATGTACAATACTGATAACGATGAACTGATTCGAGCCTCTGGCCCAGACGATAATGCTATTTGGGTTGATTTATACAATCAGGCGAAGGAATTTGAAAAATGAATATTACGAAAGATAGTTATATAAAGGCCAAAAGAATTCTTACTGATGATGAAATTCGTATCACTAAAAGCATGTTGTCTGCTCTGGGGCCATCGAGACAGAGCCGCATTTTAGTGCAGTTATTGGATGAAGGCATATCATTCAGGGATGCATGGGACTGTGCATTGATGGATCTGTGCGATGAACTTGGGTTACCTAAAGCAGAAGAAGAAAGAGAGTCTAACGAATGTAGGCTTTCTACCATGATGGAATTCTAACACTTAACTTAATAATAAAACCGTGGCAACAATCTGGACTTATCTTTACGAAGATGTAATGGAGTTTGAAAATGAGCAATGAACAATTATCGATCGAGGGAATTGGTCAGCAAAAAGCGACTCTTGGCGATTGGAAAAAAGTAAATAAAATTTACACATGGAATTCGCCTGGTTGCGGTGATCATCCTTGGACTTGTTGGGATGAAATGGAAAGCCCTGGCGACTTTGGAGACAAATACGGGTTTGATGCAATGGGATTCGGCGCTACAGAGAAAGAAGCTATTATTGAGTATTGTGAGAAAGAAGAAATTGAACTCCCTTTTTGGTGGTAATATTTAAATGAACATCGGGGCGCGTCAGTCGTTAAGTCGGCACCTTAAAAGGGGTGGTAAGTGGTATCTACGCCTAAACCAGATAATGTTTTTCTATGAGTTCCCCGACAAGTATTCAGACTTATAGAAAAATAAAGAGCGGCGCTAAATGTATGTTTGAATTATCTGAGACCACAGTTTTAATAAAAATGCTATAATAAACGAACAAAGCCAGCGTCAACTGGCTCTATTCTAATCATTTCAACCTATAGCAGAGGTCAAAATGTCTGATATTGATTCTACTAAAATATGCACCACTTGTAAAAATCCCACTCCACTATCTGAATTTAGTAGGCGAGCCAAATCAAAAGACGGTCTTCAGTATGCATGCAAGACGTGTAGAAAGAAGTTTGAGACTGAATACGTGAACAGTGCTAAAGGTAAGAGCGTCAGAGCAGCTTATCTAAAGAGCGAAGCCAGAAATCTTACTGTGTCCAAACATCAAAAAAGCGACAAATACAAAAACTATCAGGCAGCTTATCAAAAGACTGATGAATACAGGCGTAGTAAAGCCAAATATACCGCAAAAAACCCAATCAAGACTAAAGCAAAAACCGCAGTTAACAACGCAATAAAATGTGGTTGGTTGACAAGGCCGGATAATTGTTCGAAATGCGACAATACAGACACATTGCACGGCCATCACGACGACTATTCATTGCTTCTGTCGGTAAGATGGTTGTGCCGCAGTTGCCACGGTGCATGGCATAGGGCTAACGGACCTGGTTTAAATGGCTAAAACCACACTAATAAAAATAGTAATTTTCTTGATCTTAATCAGCTTTAGCACCGAGACGGTTAGGCATATTCAAAGGACTGTTCTGGTTGGAATCAAATGTGATGTGATTGTCGTTAATGGTGAATTTTGGTGCAAAGTTCCATCAGTCGCCAAAAGTCCCTCGCTTAATTATCGCCTTTAATACCCTATCCAAATTCTTAGAAAGAAAATCAATTATTGGATAGCAGAAAAACCCTACCAGCATCAGGTAACCCAGCTTATTGGGTCCAGTGGGAAGGAAGACATAACCGACAATTCCCATGAAGAATGCCAATATTGATGTGGTAAAAAGATGTCTGAATTTAAATTTTAAATGTTGTTTATCGATGTAGTAGAAATAATTAGCTAGGCCACCGAATGTCCCAATGAGACCAGCATCGATGTATACAGAATAAGAACTGATGAATTGAGTTAATAACATCCATTTAACGCCGAATTATCCAGGCGCACCATGAATAATTATTCGTCGTCCTCCGCTTCTTTGGCCAATGCTTTGATACCCGATACAACCACCTTAATTACGGTGTGTATCACCCCTATGTAAACTGCGGTTTCTAGCAGGTCGACTAAGCGTACTTCGAACAGTATGACCATCACGATCAATACCGCCAAATTTATCTCGAATGACATCTGAACCTACCAGTAATAAGATCACCTCAGTAGCACAAAGTGCGGGGATTATGAAAGTAGCGGACCAAAGATTGGTTGTCCCGAATAATTTAAACTCTAAAGGAACGCCGATGTTGTATAAAATAGTGAACGATAATGGAATAGAAATAAGCCTATAAGCCCGGTTCATTGACTTCTGAAACCTTGTTATTGCATAGAGGTTCAATGCTGCGGGTACCAGGTATTGATAAAAATCCAGAAACCGAGTCAACCAATCGCTTGCAGGTAACATGGAATCTCTATGATTTATCCAGGCCGTCGTACCGTGGGCAAAAAGACCAGCGAATAATAATACCTGAGCATACATGATACAAAGTCTTACTTTCTCATCAGAGGTGCTTAGGTTTGCAACAACACCAGCGATGATCGCAAATAAAATGAATGAATATTCCATTACTCGACTTCACCTAAATCATCATCTTCTCGATCTCTATCTCGCGGTTCAGAGGTACCTCCACCACCACCTTTAGGAATTGAATCTGGTTTGGTTTCAATTTCGGGCGTCATACTGATACCTATAAGTTTTAATCAATGAAGTGATTATAACCAAAAAGAGGGATTAATCTACTATCGAACGATTTCTATGTGTGGGAGGTCATGAAAGTTTTGGTCTAAAAGGTTTCCGTCATTGTCCCAGTCACCGCCCCAGATAGTATCGAAGCCTAAATCATAACCTGCCATTTGATAATAACCGGATAGCCTGGCGAACGATTTATAAACGAATGCTAATACCTGAACCCTGCTTTTATTTTGCTTGAGCATTATGTCCGCTATCTGTTCTTTGCTGCCACTGATGGCGCCAAAGCCTGGTATCCAGGGCCACACGTCGATGGCGTCAGCCTTAGTTCGTTCAGAGGTTACATTGTGCTTAGACATTGGCCATTTGATGTGAGAGCGCTGTGGTGAGCTATTAAAGGCCTTGTTTTGATCCTCTTTGCTCCGAATACTACAGATAATGGAATGATCGATTACTTGAATCACCTGGTTAGAGGCTTCTTTTAGTTCGATACAGAGCCCTTCCTGTCTTTGCAGTGATGTTTTACCGAATTTAGCCATTATCTACATCGATCCTATTGTTTTTACGGACAACCGCGCAGCCTCGAGACTCTTTTTTATCTGGAGAACTCGGAGTCGTTCTGGTTCGGTCTGGGTGACTTTCGATTCTATCTCGTTCTTTCGATCGCTCATTTCAGCAATGCGCTGTTCCTGTATCAGAAGGGCTATTGCCTTCATGCTGGCGGCAGCTGACTGCGCGACCTGCTTTGTGTTTTCTGTTTGTTTGGCGTTCTCGGCTTTCGCGTGATCGTGTACCGCTTCGGCACCGTAAGCTATAGCTGAGATAATTCCGCCCAAAACGAAAACGGTTACCGGCCAGTACTTTGTTAGTAATTTTTTCATGGCGCCACGTACCTCTTTTTCCTACTATTGGGATGCGCTGCTTTACCTTTGGCAAGTGACAATCCTTTTAGGTCTGTCCATATAGTTATAGACCACGCTCCGTCTTCATCGAGAACTTTTGCAAACTCTAAATCTAACCGAGGCCACCATTCAAAAGGAATTTTATTCATCCTAGACAGTTGATAAAGACCATCATGGCCACAGCCAGCTCGCATATTAGTCTTACGGTCGATTACGGGGCCACTGGTGCCATCCCAACAATAACCGCGCAATATGAACATGCGGCCATCAGTCAGCAAGTGTAAGCGCTCTGTGATGATGTCTTTGCCGGGGAGAATGGATGTTTGAAAGAAGTAATCAGCGACTAATTGATAACTGCCGCCAACTTTTATATAAAGCAGATGATTCGAAGCTCTTGAATATCGCTCTGTTAAATCCATTAGTTACCTTCAGTGTTCAAAGAACCTTCAGACCTACCGATAACTTTGCAATCGTCCTTTCCGTTGAAATCAATTTTCCAATCAATATCATTTTCCTTTCCTTCAACTGAATCGGTCGCTTTACAGTAGCAAACCTCACCAGTGAAAAGAGCTGACAAACCACCAGCGCAACCGACAGACACCATGACATATTCGGTATCATTATCGACAAGTCCTGTAGTGCCACAACCGGAAATAATCAAAGACATATAAATTACTAACCATTTTTTATCCATATCACTCACCTGTATAAACGAACCGGATTAAACGCTCTACCCATGGCGCTGGGTCGTTCTTCTCGCCGAAAACTTTAAATCCGTGATTCTTGCCTTCGATTAGATGAAACTCAGCACCAGGCTTTTTATCGACCATCAGTGCTGACTGTATCGATTCAACTACAGTGTCTTCATTGCCATGGAATAATAAATATTTCTTTGTTGGAAATCGGATATTAACCGGGGATGCCGTAAGCTTTTTCTGATTGCTGCCACCGGTGTAAGTGTCGACCATCCCCTGTACTGTTGAATTAAAGTCGTTGCTTCGTTTCAAGTCGTAGACACCATAAAAACCAATAAACCCATCGATTTTATCTTTGTAATAGGCATACGTGAGAGCCGCTATGTTCGCGCCTGCTGACGTACCCAGTAAAACAACCCTCGATGCGCCTGTGCGTTGCTTGATCTTTGTAACAGCAATATAAACATTATGGGTAGGCCGTGGCTTGGGTCCGTCCTTATTGATTGGCGCGGTCGGTGTACCGGGCTTTGCCAGAGTATAATTCACTGAAGCTATATTGATTCCATACCGTTTAGCAACATATTTTATTGCTTCACCATTATCGAAATTAGCCGCTCGTTTATCACCTTGAACCCAGCCGCCACCGTGAACCAATACAAGCAAAATATCGCTATCGGTCGTCTCGAGGTCATATTTGTGTTGTGGCCCTGGTCCATAGGATTGATTAGCGAAATATTCACCAAAGGATGATATCGGTAGCAACGCAATCAATAATATTAAAAGTCTCACAATTCAATACCGAGAGAAACAAAATCAATATCGTCTTGAGTGCAAATGGATGGAACCATTAGGGCAAAAGCATCGGTGATAAAAGTGGCTGTTAAACTTACTCGACGATCTAAGTTTCTGGCAACGGCCTCTCTGAAATCCTTGGCCTCTGTAGCTGCAGAACCTTCAACCTTGTCCCATATAGCTTCGTCACGGGAATCAAACAAAGCAATTAATTCTCGGCCAGTTACACGGGTTCTTCGATCTTTAACAACAACTAAAGGTGTGTGTATAGGGAAAACTGATTCATCAGAAGATCCACTATAGTCACAATAAAAACCGGCTTCCTGAATCACAGTTCCAGGAGGATTTTCTACTTTTTCAACCCATGTGGGCGGCCCGAAAAATTCCTGTTCACCTTTATAATCAGGATTACCATGTTGGAAATAAACTATTCTGCTCATTAGAAAAACGCCTCCCCTGTTGGCATGTTAAGCGCATCACAGATACCTTTCAGCCATCTATCGAAATCAACTTTGTCAAAAACTCGTTTACCGAACACCTGAATAGCGCTACCCGTAGCAGTCGTCGCACTATCCGCAATAAATATTACTGAACTCTCAGATGATATCCATGCAGTTTTAAGTGCATTAGGTGCCATATCTATAGGGGTAGTTGATATAAGGCTTGAACTCGCAAAAGGATAAGGCATGTTTCCATCAAATGGCATTATTACACCAATTTGCATAGGGCCTCGCTGAATATTAAAGAAAATATTTGTTCCCGCGGTTTCTAAACCAGCACCAGCGTCAGCGTGTAACCAATCACCAATAATAATTTTGTTATCGGCGGTCATGTATTGAGGCTTGAATCCAAAACTCTGATTAGTACCACCAGAATCTACTTTCAAATCTTGCTTGTCAGTCGTGATTGTGTTGCTTGTGGTAATTACTGACATTGCGGCAGTCTGTCCAGAGCCAAAACCGTGTATGATCCGCCAGTCTGAAGTTCCCGGTGAACCTGGGGTAACTGGCCGCAAATGGTAACTGTGGTCAGCATTGATACTTGTGATACCGGTAACAAGTGATACTTTTGTCACTACTGTCCCAAGTAGCATATCAATCTCATCAATAAATTTAAGATTTGTGGTCCCGGTATCAGCCTGGAGCATATAAAGCTTACCACTGGCTTCATCCATGTAATAAGAACCTGTAGCTCGACCGCTAAGGGCTGTGCCGTAAGCTTTACTCCATATGGATGTACCATCAGGCCGCTGTCCCCTTGCTATAACAGAAGTCGCCCCTAAATTTGCGACCGGTGCAATAATACCAGCGTACACTGTGTCAGGAACAGGAATGTCTCGGCCAACTATGAAGGGAAATATTGTTCCTCCACCAGTTGTAAATGTGTTGTTATAACCGCTACTCAAGGTCTTGGACTTCCTGGGATATGGAACTCCCAAAAATGCCCCGCCACCGCCAGCGAACCGATCATCAAAATTTGTCATCTATGTTGCTCCTACTGTGCCAACTACCAGTATTTTCCAGCCAATTGAACCGGCAACCCATACGGCGGCAATTTTTGTATTATCTGCATTTCCTGAATCCATAACGAAGTCTTGCGCAGCCCCTTCAATGCTTTGGCTGTTTCTACCAATAGTTAGCGCATTCGTAGAATAAAGTTGATCTGTTACCTGTTCGAAAAATACAGTAGCACCGACGAATAAATCAGCAATCGGTGGCAATTTTACAGTTAGTGCGGCCGAAGAATTATCAGGTTGAACGTTATCACCAACGGCAGCGGTAGTTGCATCAGCCCTGCTAATACGTTTACCACCTGTTGCGATTGCTTTATGTGTCTGGAGATTATCATCGCCTACAGCAACAGTTAGTGTCTGTCCTGACTCAGTTATCGCATTCTGAACATCATTCGCAAAATCATTAAATTCATCGGCGTCTAACTGCCCTGTTGGTCCACCTGTATTGTCAAACTTCGGCGTTAAGTCTTTCACTTAGTCCACTCCAAAAACGATATCGCAATTGTCTGGTTTTAGTTTAGTAAACAGGCATTCCAGTATTGCAAATTGATCACTACCAAACAGTATAGGAAATATTAGAGGAAAATTGTTACCTGAAAATGGAAAAGTAACAACGATAGTAAATTGTCCCTCTGGTTCTGCTACACCCGCGTCTATGCCAGATTCTACAATAGTTCCGGGAAAACCCAAAATAGTCGCTAGGTTAATGAAGTCGTCGGTGGTTTGAACACCAAGTGAAGCCAGTTTAACCAATACATGCAACCGCCTTGTTTCTCGGTCTGATTCCTCCGAACCTGGAAAACATTCATCAGGAATACCAACAGCCTGTTCCCAGTTCTCAAGGAAAGATGTACCTGGTTGAGAGGGTATAAATTCGCTGTTGTAGACAAACATAAAGCTTTGAATATCCAGCAAGACACCGGATAGACCTAGCGTTATGGCATTTAGATTGGTACCAGGTATTAAAGCAGATTCCCATAACTCACCACCAGGTAAAAAAGCCGCTAATGATTCTTGAGTTTCAATCAGTAACTTATTGTCTATTACTAATCCTGTCATGGAAGCGCCGTATAGTCATCTGTGCCGTGTGTTGGAAGTTCACCGGTACCAACAGCGATATCGCCTGTAGGTGAGCTCAATTCAAACGACGTGACTGTAAAACCGGTGTCTGGATCTATTGTATTGAATATGGCTGCCCTGTAAGCGTCACGGTCGATATTAACGTTCACATCAACCTGTTCATTAAAGAATTGATCTAGGTTAGCGCTGACCGCGGTTCTCATTGTTGTCGAGTCTGGTGTCAGCTCTGTAAATGTGAAATCAATAGGTAATGCCGTTGGCGCACTGGTGATGACAAAGGAATCAGGAGTGTTTGCTGGTGTTATTTCCAATATAGCGGTATTCACATCGGCTATTTCAGGCGCTGTTGGTATCGGGTCGGCGTCAAGATCTCGGGTAAAGTATGTTTGTATCCTTCCCAAAGGAATAACACCGGTAGATGTAATAGTTCCTGTTGCCGGTGTTGCCGGTGAACCAGCAACCAGATAAGCAAATGTAGTTGCATCGATAACAAGAACTGAACCATCGGTAACATTATAAGGAGACTCACCGGCGCCAATAACGGTAATCTGTGCGCCGTCGAACAATCCATGAGGCGAAGAGGTTACG